ATGACAGATATCGCGCAGATGCAGGAACAGCGATTGAACGCCCTTCGACAGACCGCGTCGGGCGCGCCGAAGCTGCCGTCCAACCCGTTCTTCGGCGTCGGGCCGATCACCGATGCGACGACCGACGAGGTGGACAGCCGCCTCAGGCGCATCGCTTTCGACGCCTGGATCGAGAAGACCTATCGCAAGTTCGACGACCAGGGCAACGATATCGGCGGCTTCACCACGGCCGAGATTTCCCGCAGCATGCATCGCGGCTATCCGGCCGATAAGATCCTGACCGACATGATGCGGGCGATCCATCGCTATTTCGGTTTTCCCAAGACCAACCGCATGGCGGTCGGGCTCGGCGGCGGCCATAGCGGCTTCACCGTCTGCATCCAGCACCTGATGAATGCCAACGACGCCGGCCAGCGCGTCTATGTCGATACGCCGCGGCCGGAGAGCGATCCGTCCAAGGCCGCCGGCTTCTTCCGCCAGTCCTGGGCGACCCAGCTGATCGAGATGCAGCGTTTCGCCGAAAAGGGCTGCGAGAGCCGCATTCATTTCGCCGCCTCCGAAGGCGTGATCCCGACGGCGGCCGAACTGTCCAGCCTCGGCGTGTCGATCTTCGTCGGCGTCGGCCACGAGACGACAGGGGCCAATGCCTATACCAGCGCCGAGATCCGCGAGCTGCTGAGCTGGCTCGACGGCGATCCGGCCAACCGCCATGCGGTGTTCGACGCCACCTCGATGCTCGGCGCCATGCCCTGGGAGCCCGAGCTCGTCAGCGCCGTGATGGCGAAGTGCTGCCTGTTCATGCCGTTCCAGAAGGCGATCGGCGGCATCTCAGGCTATTTCGTTGCCTCCTTCACGCCGCATGCGCTGGCGCTGATCGAAGAGAATCAGCAGGACCCCGCCTGGGCGATCCCGCGCCAGCTGAAGATCGCGCCGCCGATTGATCCGCGGCAGCCGTTTTCCGCCAAGCGCTCGGTCGATGCCGGCCCGTTCTACGATCCGGCCGAAGACCGCATGCTCGGCGGCGTCATCAACACCTACAGCGCGCTCGCCTTTGCCGAGACCACCTTCGGCCTGCTGCAGTCGGAAGCCCGGGTCGGCACCATCGTCGAGCTCAACCGCCGCTCGGCCGCCAACCGCGCGGTGATCGACGAATGGGTCAAGTCGCATCCGCTGCTGTCGCTGACCGTCACCGATGCCGAGCGCCGCGGTGCCGCCGTGACGCTGCTGAAGGTCGAGGACGCTGATATCACCGATGCCGGCATCCACGCCCGCATCATCGCCCGCTCGAAGCAGCTGCTCGGTTATGAGGGCATCACCCATCCGAACGGCGAATATGAGCCCGGCCTCGATTCGGCCCGCTATGTCAATGCCTTCCCCGGCACCCCCGGCGATTACCGCGCCTGGGTCGGCGGCATCCGCGAGCCCGAGGATGTCGTCGCGCTGCTGGAAAACCTGCAATATGCCTATCTCCGCGCCAAGATCGTCGTACTCGAGGAGGAGCTCGCCAAACACGGCGTCACCTTCGAGGCCCCCGCCAAGGCCGACGGCGCCGTGCGCAAGGACGATCCGAACCGCGCCTATACGGTGCTGATCGCCGATCTGGTGGGCCTGCGCTTCGGTGCCGATGGCGAGCCTGACTACAGCGAGGTCAAGGCCTATATCGAGGAAAAGGGCGGCAGCTTCCATCTCGGCCCGCTCAGCGATCGTTCGGCGCTCGAAAAGGGCCGCATCCACTTCTTCTACCAGCCGAACCTCAGCACCGAGGCGGAGATCCTGCCGCAGACCGACAAGGGCCAGTACGACGCGCTGATCGCCGCTGCGACCTTCATCCCGAAGGCCTCGGTCTTTCCGCTCGGCGGCGTGCGCATCGGCGCCGGCACCGGCAATATGGGCTCGGCCTCCTGGGGCGGTGGCAATGGCGAGGGCGGCGATGCGCCACTGATGAACACGCCCGGCATCAACAGCCGGGCGACCGCCCAGATGGCTTTCAAGGCGATCCTGAAGGTCATGCCCGACCTGCCGGTCGACCGGCTGCACCGCATGGTCGCCGGCGGCGATTTCGATACCGGCCGCCAGCTCAAGGATTTTCCGACGGCAAAGCTCGAGGGCCGCAAGCTTGCCGTTCTCGGCTACGGCAATATCGGCCGCGAAGTCGCCAAGCTCGCTAGGGCTTTCGGCATGAAGGTGGCGATCTATGCCCGCGAGCACCACCGGCGCTGGATCGAGGCGGAGGGCTTCGATTATGCCGCAAGCCCGGTCGAAGCGGCAGCCGGCGCCGACGTGCTCTCCGTCCATATCGGCCTCGGCCGCCTCGATGCATCGACCGGCACCTATTCCAATGCCGGCACCGTCGATGCCAAGGTGCTCTCCGCGATGAAGGACGGCGCGGTGCTGGTCAATTACGACCGCGGCGAAGTCGTTGATCCCTATGCCCTCGATGCAGCCCTTGCCTCCGGCAAGATCGCCCATGCGGCGATCGACGCCGACCTCTTCCGGGATGCCGCGACCGGCGCACTCAGCGGCCCGATGCTGCCCTACCTGCCGCTCGAGGAGCGCCACAAGGGCAAGCTCGAGCTCTTGCCGCATGCCGCCGCCGACACCGACCATCCCTCGCGGGTGACCGGCGCCAAGCAGGCGGTCGACCAGATCTTCGACGTCATCCGCTTCAAGTCGGTCGTCAATCTCAAGGGCGACCTGCCGGAGGGTTACGTCTCCGCCGGCAGCCGCACGCCGGCCGGCATCGGCAAGGTGACGAAGCAGGTCGTCGCGGAGGCCGGCGGCAAGGCGGAGTTGCTGGAAGAGCTGCGCCGGACCTCGGAAAAGATCGCCGCCATCACCGGCGCGCTGTCGGCCGTTTCCGATCCGGATCACCGCGACCGGATCGTCGAGCGCTACACCGGGCTGCTGGTCGAAAATGCCAACCGGCAGCGGGCGCTTCTCGACCAGCTCGGCCTGTACGGGCCGGCGGAGGGGTAGGGCTATCGACGGCACGGCGAGTGGCGATGGTTTTCTGTCGCTGACGCCGTGCCGTGCAGCCCCCTCATCCGACCCCGGTGGGTGGCCCGCAGGGCCGGATGAGGGGGCCGCACGGCACAACCTCACATCATCATTCGTTCCGTGATCCGCGTCCGAGGCCGCTAGCCTGTAACGATCCGCAGCAGCCCAAAACAAAACAGGCGGCACATCGGCCGCCTGTTTTCGTCTCTTCCGGTTGCCCGTTACTTCTGTTCAGGCGCCAGGAACTCGGCGCAATAGGACGGGCCGTTGACGCCGGGAATGTCGGCGACGGTGCGGATGTCGCGGATCGTGTAATCGGAATTGGTGGTGATTTCGGCCTGGCAGCGCAGATAGGCGGTGCGGGCGGCGGCGATCTGCTTGCCGCGCTTGCCATCGGCGCCTTCGGCATATTTCGCCGGAATGCGCACGGTCTTGTAGCCGCCGCGCCACGTATAGATGGTGCTCGCACCTTCCTCGCGGTCGCTGATCGGCGGCCCGTAGGCGGCAAAGAAGATGCCCGCCGATTTGCCGACCCAGCGGGCCTCGATCGGATTGCCAGCGGAAGGAATAGTCGTGCATCCGGCAAGCGCAATTGCAAGCCCGGCCGCGGTAATGGTGCGGAGTTTCATCGTGTCGTCCCTGATCTCTAGCGCAATGGCTGCGAAGCCGCCGTCGCGGCGGTTTCGCCTGTCCCGCCGAGCCCTTTAGCGCGGAACCCGGCAAAAGAAAATTGCCCCTTTTGCACTTCCGTTCGATTTGCTTGCGGTGTGTCTTTTTGCTGCAGCGGCCCATTCCGGCCGCTGTCATCAACGTCAAAAAATCCCTCGGTTTTTTGAAATTTGGTGCTTGTGCAACCAGATAGGCTGTTCTATAGAAGCGCCGCTGGTCACGGAGTGTAGCGCAGTCTGGTAGCGCACCACGTTCGGGACGTGGGGGTCGAGTGTTCGAATCACTCCACTCCGACCAGCTAGAACCCTTGCAGTGTAAGGGTTTTCACTCCCGAACCGACTTCCTCGCGAAAGCCCTTTTCAAATCAACGGACCGATTGCGGACCGATTGATGTCCCGGACCGCTTAGAAAGCGTTCGCGGCCTGCTGCTGGAAGTCCGGACTTGCGTGCGCATAGGTCCGCTCAAATTCTTCCGCCGTCATTCCAAGAGATGCAGCTGCCTGTTCGATTTCGACGCCGGCCTGGGCGAGCCAGGTGGCGCGGGTGTGGCGCAGGACATGCGGCGTCACGTCGTCGCCGAAGCCGGCGAGCGATCGGACCGAGCGGAACGCCTTATGCGGCTTGACGATCTTTTCCCCGAAATAATGCACGGCATAGCGAAGGGTCACGTCTCGGCCCTGCGCATCTTTCGTGGTGTCGGCCTTTCGCCAGTAACGCAGGAAGGTCAGAAGGCGAGGCGGGATCTTGACCGGCGTCTTGCGCTTGTTGTGCATCGTGCGCTCGCCCTGAGCCTTGCGGTAGATGACGCCGCGATCGAGGTCGATATGGCCCCCTGTCGTGTTCGGCATCCACTGCAGGTTCAGGATCGCCGAAAGCCGCGTGCCGGTATAGAGGCCGATGAGGATGATCCTCACGAGATGCGGGTAGCGCCAGCCGCTTCTTTCCCACCTGATCGGCTCGCGCGTGTCGACGTCGAATGCGATCGGAATCCACCCCATCGCCACCAGCAGGAGCTTGGCAATCTCGCGCCGCGTCAGCCATGACTGGCGCGGCTCGCCCTTCTCCGGAAGGGTGATCTTCGGCACCATGTCGAGGGTTTCCTCGGCGTGGTAATGGTTGATCGCGGCTCGCAACATTTCCAGGTCTCGGCGCGCGCCGCCCGGGTTGCCGCGGTCGATGGCATAATCGCGGCAGGATTGCCCCCTGACCTCGGTCAGGACCATGTCGCCGAAGAAATCGGTAATCCTCTCCAGCATCGCCAGCGTCTCCTTCGGCCGCGCCGTAGAGGGCGCCTTTTCCTCGGAATAGACGATGACGACGTCGGCTACCGTGACTTCAGCGGCACGACTGCTGCGCTGCGGCCGGTATTGGCTGTCGATGTATTCGGCAAGCTTTCTCTGAGCTGCCTCAACCTCAGCTTCGCCGCACTCCGTGGGGACGCGCTTGTCTCCGTCCTTGATGAACCAGGTGCCTGTGTCTGGTCTGAGCCAGAGCCTTGCCGGTTTTCGCTTTTGCGACATTTTTCAATCATCCCTTTTATCCCGTTCTTGGTGACGAAGTCCTTGTTGGCGACCTGGATGATTTCCAGATTGCCCTTCCTGGCTTCGGTGCGCAGGGAGGATTTCGTCAGAGCGCCACGAAACAACAGCTTCGCGGCCTTCGCAAGCGGGATCAGATCGTCGGGGCCGTAGTCATCGACATCAATCACGGGGCGTCCTCCCGACCTTCGGCATGACAAAAAGTGTGACGCGACCCGCCTCTGCAGCGTCGGCAAGCGCGCGCAGGCCCGCCGGCGTAACGTAAGCAAAGCTTCCGTCCCGATCGCTCGATTGCATCAGGCCGAGTTCGCAGAGGCGGCGGCTGACCGGATTCGAAACGACGAGGGCGCTCGTGGTGCCTATGGTTCGGAGTAGTTCGAGCTGACGGATTCCCAATCTCATTGCCCGCGTCTCCATTGCTCGAAGGCGGCGCGGAAATCTTTCCAGCGGCCGGCGGCTGCTTCGTCGGTGTCGAGATCGTTCAGGGATTCGATGCGAAGGATGAAGCGGATCTTCGTCTTGATGCGCTCGAAGTCGGTAGCGTCGAGCAGGCCGTGGCGCTCGATCAGGAACTGGCGGAAGGCCTGGTCGTTTCGGCACTTCATGGCGCACTCGGCGGCATAGCGCTTCGGCTTCGGCTGCTTTTCGAGCAGCTTGCGATAGGCGCGGCTGCAGCGATCAAGCATGTCCAGCAGGAACTGCTGGCGCTCGCCGGCGCGGATCAGGAAATCCTGGAAGGTGAAGGGCGCGTCGGCCGCGATCGCGGCGATCGTGCGCGGGCCACCGTCGACCGGATCGCGCACGACGAGGGCGAGGCTCGCGCCATCGGCCTCGATCGCCCAGTCGGCGCCGACCGTGGCGAGGTCCTGCCGGATCTGCTCGAGCTTGCGCTTTTCCGCCTCGGTTGCCATCAGGGAGCCGTCCCCTCCGGTCCAGGTGCCGGGGCCTGACGCTTGAGCCTTTCTTCCATCATCGCGTCGGCCAGCGCATATGCCTGCTGGGCAGTCACTCTGAGCGCCAAGGCGTAGGAGACATCCTTCCGACCTGCCGTGACCTTGTCGTTGATGGCGACGAACTGCGGTAGTGCCTGGCCAGCAAACCAGTCACGAAGGTCCCTAGCGGTGACGAACTGGCCCGCCATCTGCTTTCGGTATTCGTCAATGACGAGGCCGAGACGATGGTTTTCCTGAAGCGCGGCGTGCCTCTGATTGTCGATCTTCTCAAGGCGCTCCCTGAGCATAGCGATCTCGTATGCTTGGTCGGTCATCCATTGCCCTCAGTTGCGGTAGCGCGATCAAGTCGTTCGATCTCGGCGATGATGAGAGCGCCGGCGCGCACGAGATCTTCGCGGGGCGACTTCGGCTTCCACCAGTCGCGGCTCCATGATTGCGGCCATAGCTTGGGGACGGCGAAAGCCGAGCCCGGCTTCTTGGCAAGGATTGTCGGCCGTGCTGCGCTCTCGCAATAGCTGCCGGCTGCAAGTGCCATGGAAGCATCGGTATGCTGATCGTCGTGCGCCGGCGTCCAGCCTTCCGCCTCGACCTGGCGAAGGCGCTCGGCGGCAACGTCTATCATGGCCTGAGACTCCACCGCATAAGGCGCGGGAGCTTGGCGCGACGCGACCATCAGGTTGTGGCAACCATTTATGATTGCCCCGCGATCCTCGGGGCTGACCAACGAAGAGACACCGTCCGAATGGCGATTGCCGGTCAGTCGAGACAGCGCTTTGATGAGGTCGGTGGTCCCCGCCACCTGCGGCGAAGGATTGCTGCCTAGCGCCTCGCAAGCGATCTCTTGCGCTTTGTTGAAATCCTCTTCCACGACGATTTCGCATAGAGCCTGCATGTAGTGGCGGGCCAGAAGCCGGAAGTGTTCGGCCTCGTCGGACCTATTTCCGGCCGTGATGATGCACTCGACATCCTGGATGACATCGACCGCGAAGTTGCCGCCGCCTTCGTTCGCGAGCTTCACATAAAGCTGCCGCATGGGTCCGTTTACATCGGTTGTCATCTTGCGATCTCCCTTGCGTTCTGAAACATGATCGGCTGCTGGTCGCGCGGGATGCGATGCTGGCCGCGGGCCATCGGGTGTTTTGGAAAACCGTCCTTCGTCAGGCCGAGGCAGACGAGATCGACGAGCTGCTGGCGGGCGCGGGCCTTGAACCACTGGTCGCGGCCGAGATAATCGCCGCCGGCGCCCCAGGCGGCGAGCACGGGCGTATCCTGATGGCGGGCGATGATGAAGGCGCGATCGATAAAATCGTTGCAGCGCGGGCCGATCGAGTCCGCCGCACGCATCATCTCCCTTGGCGACGACGAGCGCCAGGCGTGCAGGTTGACGATCAGCAGGCCGCCATAACCCCAGAGCTTGGCAAACCAGATCAGCGCGAGGACGGTCGGATCGTTGCGCTGATGATCGGCGTCCGATGGATTGAGCATGCAGACGACAAGGATCGGCTTGCCCGCATCCCAGACGCGGCGCAGCTCGTCGCGGTAGCGGGCGCAGTCGGATATGACCGCGCTCATGTGCATGGCGGGGAACAGGTCGATGGTCATTTGCGCAGCTTTGTGATCGGGCATCAGTTCGACCTCGCCTTCCGATAAGCGGCGAGCTCGGCGGTGTGGAACGCGACCTGCCTCGGCAATTTCTCGATGACGATATCAAGCGCTTCGGCGTGGTTCGCCTGCGGGATCATGGTTGCGATAATGGCGGCGCAGGCGTCCGAACAGGCGGCCATGGCCTCGACTTGGGTCAGCACACCCATGCGGACGGCGTCGGCAAGTGCCGTGACCATCGTGTCGCGGAGGTTGACTTGCGCTTCCTTGCTCATAGCAGCGTCCCCTTGTCTCTCGATCGGCGGCAGGTCGGGCAGAAATGCTGCCAGGTGCCTGCCTTTTTCTCGATCAGCCAGCGGGCGACCTTGGCGATGCGGACGGCGGTTTCGCGGGCGGCGCGCTGGTCGGCGTCCAGCACCGAGTCCAGCGAGGCCGGACAGCTGTCGCAGAAGATTTTTGCCGTGCCGGCGGATGCGTCGGTCTTCAGCAAGGGCCGCTCCAGTTCCAGAGGCCCTGCAGCCCGCGGGCCGGGACGGGCGGTTCCAGCGGCTGGATATCGAGCATCGGCCAGCCCCAGTTGAAGGTGCTGTCCCGATCGCTGTCATTGCCGGCGTTGTCGCCGAAATCGCTGGCGCATTCATCGCTCGGCTTCGGTTCGCCGACGATTGCCGTGCAGAGCACGTGCGACAGCGGCAGGAAGGTCGGCACGGCGCCCTTCTCCTGCTCGAGGATCCTGTCGAGCAGCGGGATGGCAAGATCGGGATGCAGACAGGCTGTCGGGTTGCGCAGCGTTTTCGTCAGGGCGATGCGCAAGGCCAGCACCTCGCTGCGCCGCATCGGCCGGGCCGCGGCGTGGATCGCCAGGCGTTGGCCGACCAGCCGCTCCGGCGGCCGCCAGCCACGGAATTCATAGGGCTTGGCGCCGATCGCGATCAGCGACGTCCATGGCTGAAAGACGGTGAGGGCTTTCATCATCATCGCGAGACGATTTCCTGAAGCGGGGCGTTGGCGACCTCGAGGAGGATATCGGCGTGACAGGGCTCGCCCTGTTTGCACCAGCAGGCGAGGTTGAAGCCGCGCAGCGCCTTGGCGATATCGGCCGGGGTCGGGACGGGGTCGATCAGGCGGTGATTGTGCGGGCCGGGATTGCAGATATCGGCGCGATAGCAGGCGATCGCATATTCAATCGCCTCCTGCCGCGACGCGCAGCTCTTGACGACGGTGCGGCGGTTAAAGACATCCCAGACCGCCGGCTTTTCGAACGGATCCTTGCTGAAGGCATAATGGTTGCCGAAGGGCGAGGTGCGATCGACCTTTATTGCTTCGAGGCCATTGGTCGCGCGCGAGACGGCTTGCAGGTTGAAGCCTTTCCGGCGCGAGAGCTGGAGACGGACGGGCGTGGTCACTGGATATCCCCCTTGTGCGGGATATTCGGATGCAGGACGCCATTAGTTTCCCATTGGGTCCTGATGACCGAGCCCTCGCGCACACGTCTGGCAAGGGCACCCGGCAGCCCCTCGATGACAGCTTCCAGCAGGACCTGGTGCCGCTCGATCGGCACGGCGCTGATTGCATAGGCGGCGAGGCGCACTGCCATCTCGCCGCAAAAGACGTCATCATAGGGCAGGCATTCGTTAAAGACGACTTCCATGCAGGTGCGCAGCGCGTTCTGCGCGGCGATAATTTTGTCGATGTCGCCGTGTGTCTTCGTGCCGGTCCTGGCGACCTTCTCGGCGACGAGCCGATCGGTGTCCTGGCGGATCTTGACGAAGAGGCGGCGGATGTTCGCGCGGTCCTGATTGGTGACGCTCATCGGCCGATCCTCGCTTCGCTGCGCTGCAGGCGCGCGGCGGCGAACATGCTGATCGGCGGCAGACTGATCGCCATGCGGACAGTTCGGGCGGCGCCGCTCCTGTCGGTCGCGGAGGCAGTGACGCCGATGACGATCTTGTCTTCGCGAATTTCGAGATCCGGGATTTCAGGAATGAGCCCGTGGCTGCGGCAGTAGACCCATGCGCAACCGGCTGCCCGGCCGTAGTGGCGGTCAATATCGGAATAGCTCATGCCGCTGCGCAGGAATTCCGTGACCTCCTCGAGCGAGAACGGCTTGCGCTGGGACGGCTCCGAAGCCACGACATTGATCAGGCCGAGCTCCGTCAGCTTTTCGCGCAGCGTCGTGCGGTGCACCTGGTAGCGCTTGACAATCTCCGAGCGCGTCACGCCCTCGGCGACCAGCCGGCGCAGGGTTTCGTCATCGGGAAGCTTTTTAGGTTTCGTCATACTGCAGCCTCCTTGGTAAAATGAGCGGGAAGGGGCGGATAGCCATTGTGCTCGACGCCGGCTAGCAAGCGGCCGGCGCGCGATTTGGTGACGCGGAACATGCCTATCGGCTCGCGCATGCCGTCGCAGCTCGGTTTGGCCTGGCGGCCGTCGACGTCGAGCCAGATGGCGTCGTTTGTTGCCATGGCGCTGTCGGTGTGGCCGTTCTCTTCGCTGGCGATGATCCAGTTGCCCCACTGCTTGAAGAGGAAGGGGACGTCGGCGTCGTAGCACTGGTCGCGAAGCGCATAAGCCCAATGCGGATGCATCGGCCTTGCGCTCGGGCCGCTCTCGCCGCCGGCGATCACCTGGTCGAGGCGCGGAAGGCCGCAATCATAGGCGCTGGCGCTCTGGCTGTTTTCGACCCACGCTTCGCCGGTCAAGACGTCGTAGCGGATCTCGGCGTCGCCATCCGTGAAGCAGATGTTATTCAGGTCGATCGACCCCAGCATCGGCTCGGCGCTGATCCAGCGGATTGCCGCCGGCGTGTCGAGCAGGATGGGAATGCGCTCGTTCGCTCGCTTCTGATCTTCGACCGAGACGCCGAGCCACACGTGCGGAAGCGGATACTCCCGGTCCTCGATCGCCCCGGCGGCGCAGGGTGACTCCGACACCTCGGCGGCCGCCGTGCCCCATCGACGACTGAATTCGCGCTCGTCACTATCGAAGCACCGCTGCATCTCCTGCAGATATCCCCGCATCCGCTCGGGCCGCTTGGTCAGCACCTGGAAAATGTGCTGGGGTGCGAGCGCCATGACGGCGAAGACCTTGTCGATCCACTCGTTCGGCACGCCTTCGGCGAAGAGATCGCCATGGGCGCAGACGAAGATCATGCGCGGGCGCTTCCAGGAGAGCGGCTGGGTCAGCCATTCCTCATTGAAGCGCACCTCGCCGGTCCAGACCGGGCCGGCCTTGCTGTCGCGCGTCAGGCCGGCGCGGCTCGGGTGATGCTGCAGGCGCGTTCCGGCGAGCTTCATGGCGTAGCAGTTGGTGCAGCCGGGGGAGACGATCGCGCAGCCGGTGATCGGGTTCCAGGTGGCGTCGGTCCATTCGATCTTGGTACCGTCAGACATGGGCGCCCCCCTCGGTGTTGCCGGCAGGCGAGGCGATATCGCCATAGCGGTACGTGTCGATCTTGCCAGCCGTCGGCTCGCCGGTTTCGAGATCGACCGTCGGCGAACCTTCCAGGCAGGCGGCGTGGCAGATGCCGAGTTCGATATCGGTGGAGCAGATATCGTCGGCGTGGATCGGCTTGGCGCAGATGTCGCAATGACCGTGCCCGGCATCCTCCTCGAGCATAGCCTGCCAGCGGCGGAAGCCGGCGAGCTTACGATCAAAGCGCGCCTGGTCGAACTCGTCACCGATCAAATCGCGCAGCCACTGGGTGGCGGCCAGCACGTCGGCGATCTCATCGAACAGCGACTTGCGAGTCGGTTTGCCGGAAACCGACTCGCTGGCGTCAAGGCCCTGAATGGTGCAGCGGAAGAGGATGGTGGCGAGCTCGCCGGCTTCCTCTCCAGCCTTGCCGAGCGCCTGGTGAATGAGGATATCGGGCTCTGGTTTCCAGAGGGTGATGTCAGACATGGGTAGGCTCCGCGTCGGTTCGTGCGAGCTTGAGTTTCTGATATCGCTGCGCCGAGATCTCGCGGTGGCGGTCGCCGTAGAGTTCGTTGTAAGCGATGTTCCGCGCCAGGCGGACCTTCTCGGGGATCGGCTCTTTGCGCTTCAGCAGCGAGTGGTAGATGTTCAGTGCGCGCTTGAGGCCGCAGCGCCGATCGCGCTCGTCGCAGTCCGGCAGGGCGCAGAAAAAGCAGGGATGGTGCTGGTCTATCACTTCGCACCTTCCGCGTTTCCGTTGGCTGGAACCGAGCGAAGGCTAAAGAAGCCCTCGGCGGCGACGGTCGCGCCGCCCAAGCATCGGGCGAGAGTTTCGATGTTTTCCGCCATCGGGCGTGGCGAGTATTGCGACTGCAGATGAACGGCAGCAGTCAGCAACATCATGATGCCATCCGCCGGGTCTGTTCCCGCTGAATCGCAGATGGAGCGCGTGACGGCCTCTATGGCCAGCACGCGCTGACGAGGATCGTCTATTTTGCCCGTGATTTTGATTTCCATCGCTCAAATCTCCGGCGTGTCGGCATCGACGAGCGCGGCGAGTGCGTCGATCTCGTCTGCTGCAGCGCGCAGGCGCGTGGCAAGCGGCGTGTAGCCCCGCTTGCCACATTCGCTTAAAGCCTTTGCCGCGCGGCCGAGGGCGGCGTGGTGAACGCCCCAGTTGGCGAGGCTGCCCGGGCCGAAGGCTGCCTCGAAGGCTTCAAAATTCTTCGCCTTGTCATTGAGGCTGGCCGTGCGCCGTTCGGCAGCCTCCTGGATCTCGCGCTCGCGGGTCTGGCGGTGCTTTTCGATCTCTTCCGAAACTCTGTCGCGCGCCTCGCGGGTCGCCTCGTTGATCATCAGGCGCATCATGTCGTCAGCGCGGCGCAGCAGGGCGGCGAGGAAGGATCGGGTGATGGGCTCCGGCTCATTCTTGGCGGCCTCGCGGACCGTCCGCCACGCGCGCCCGTCGAATTCGCGAAGTCCCCATGCCGGCGGCAGATCGGAGAGATCGTCGACGACGCCGGGCGCGGTGTGCACGTACCAGCGGTCACAGAAGCGGGCGATGGCCTCGGCCTTGGCAGGATCCGCAGCCTCGCGTTTCCAGTCCGCACGGCTGATCTTGATCTCGACGCCGTGCAGCTCCAGCCCGCGCGAGGGCCAGAGTGACATGATGACGGCATCGGCATAGCGGTTCCGGCCTCCGCCCGTGGCGTTCGACACTTCCCACATGATCGCGTACTCGGGCGCCGCCCAGCGCTTCGACATGCCGAGGCGGATATCGGCGGCAGTCAGCTTGAGTAGCTTGGGGTTTGGAGAGAGGAGGTCAGCCATTGAGCGTCTCCAAGGCGGCGGCTTCCTCGGCTGTGGCGACTTCGAAGCGCGGATGACATTCGCCGTCACCATCGACCACCTCAAGTTTGTGAAGCCGAAGCAAGCCGCCCAGCGTCCAATTGCATGGCTGATCGTCGGGCGCCCGGCGAGGGGAACCCGCATTGGTGAAGCGGCCGACGCAAGAGAAGCCGAGGAACTTCTCGACCTGCTCGAAGTTCTCGCCAGCTCCCGCCTTCATAAGGCTGGCGGCTGACTGGACCGTGGCGCACATCGGGCAACGAAAAGCCAGATGCTGCTTTCCCGATGCGCCTTGGGCGCGAAGCTCGGCGTGAAACTCCTCGATTGAGATTTTGCGGATATCAGCCATAGATGCGCGCCTCCGCACGTTGTCTCGATTTCCACTTCAACCAATCGCCAAACGACAGGCTCGAATCCGCGTCGAGATAATCAAGATAACGCTGCTGTCCGGCAGAGAGCTTCGGCGGCGCTGGGCTGGCGTCGATGACCGCGCGCTTGCCGACTTCGGTGACATGGAAGAGATCGTCGCCGCCATAAATCTGAACGTTGGCGCGGCGCGTCATGTAGCCGAGCGCAACCAGCGCCATGCATGCGGCGTGATCGTCGCTCCCTGCGCCGGTAACGAAATGATTTCGGTGCATCTGACCTCGGCCGTACTGGTCAAGGCCGAGAGAGTGCTGGAGGATGTGCAGTTGGTTCTCCTCCATCAGCCATTTCCCTTCACGCGTTTGACCTTGCGAATGATGCCGTCGTGCTGGTCGCTGGCGGCCTTGGTGGCTGCGGTGCTGCTGGCGGCCGTCACGTCGAGCTTGGTGCCGTCCTCGAAATGGACGCGGAAGAGTGTGTCAGCCGGCATGGCGCACCTCGGGCAAGAAACCGGCGTGGACGTTGACTGCGAGCAGCACGAGCTCGGCGATCGCGACGGCCTCGGTATCGGGGCGCTCGCCGTGCATGTCGGCGACGCAGACCATCTTGCCGTCGGCGTCGATGATCGTGCCGGGGTAACTAGGATCATGGCTGAGCGGCAGGCGGATGCCGAGCGCTGCCAGGGCGGCTTCGTAGCGGCTGACGGCCGGGGTGGTTTTCAGGGAAAGCATTTCAGCCACGGTGACCTCCATTGCGCTCAAGCCAGTGGCGGATGGAGCGGCGCAGCGCCGCGTCCTCGGCCATGCCGCGCAGGTTCAAAAGATGCATGATACCGGTCAGCGCCGATTGCAGCGTCTCGCCGGAACAGATGGCACTGGTCTCGTCCAGGGCATTGCCGTCATTGGTGAACCGCAGGCTGCCGCAGGTTTCTGCGAGCGCGGCGGCGAAGGCCTCGCTCGCATAGATCAGCTGGTTGCGGTTGTAAGCCGCCGTGCTCTGCGGCACGGCGCGCAGCTGCGGCTGGGCGGCCGGGCGGCGTTCGGGGAAGGCGAGGATGTCGGCCATATCAGGATCTCCGCCGGCGCTTGAAGGGTACGCTGCTGCAGCCCCCGCGCGTGATGGCGACAGCGCAGGCAGCGAAGCTCGTGGCGATGAAGACGCCGAAGAAGATGGTCATCAGCCAGGCGGTGCTCATGCTGGCACCTGCAGGGCAAAAGTGAATGCGAGCGTGAATCCGAGGGCCAGCAGCATCGCGGCCTCGGCGCGGCGCTGGATCTTCTCCCGCATGCGCATGGTTTCGAGCGCGCGTTCTTCGAGATCGCGGCCGCTGTTGTCGGAAATCAGGACCTCGGCGAGGCTGATGCGCGCCGGCACGAATGGCGTGAAGTGGTTCATTGGCCGGCCCTCAATTGAAGTCATCGTCATCGCCCGACGACGCCAGCGATGGCTGCGGACGGTAATCGACTGGGCGGATCGGGCGCGGATCGACCCCGTAGCTTCGGTAGGCCATGTCGCGCACGACCTCCTCGGTCGCGGGGCGGATCGCGTAGATGGCTGGCGTACCGTAGAACTCGGTGACGCTCTCGCCGTCCGACACCGGGATATCGATACGCAGCATTTTACCGCCCGCGATTTCCACCTCTTTGGCGTGGCCGGGGCGCTTGCGGTGGCCCATCAGCTCGACGATCGCCCAGCTTTCAAATACTTCGGATGTCATGAAACCCTCCGTTCATCCGTTTGGGCATCCGCTCCGTTCCTGGTCGGAGCGGGAGCCGAACCGGATCTCAGGCGGCAACCTGCTCGCTGAGACGGATGCGCTCGGCGACGGCGGCGGCGTTGCGGGCCTGGCTCTCCCTGCTGATGCCGGCGCGCTCCAGGTCGACGTCCGTCATCGGGCCGCGCTCCTGGTAAAGCTTGAACATTGCGTCCTGGTCGGCCGCATCGGGATCGACGACGGGCGCCGAAACGGGTTTCTTCTTTTCAGTTTTGATCATCGCCATCTCCTTGAGCCTCCGCTCTCCAGGCGAGCCGCCGCCGGCCGCGAGAGTGCGGACCGGCGGCGTTCTGCGCGCCGTCCGGCGTGGGGAGGAGCATCGCCGGAACAAGATGGAAATTAAATCTACATTCGAACGGCGTCAAGTGAGAGATAGAAATAAAATCTATATCGCTGATTCGACTCGACTCTGGCCGGGTTCTTGGGATTAATAAGAACCAAAGGAGAACGGCATGCAACTTTTGATCAGTGAAGCCTCACGGCAATTTGAATTGCAGATCAGATGCGAGAACTGCATGCGCGAGAGCGCCAGGCTCATTTCAGTGCCGAGGATCGATGGCGCGCCGAGCGATGTCGAGGAATTGCTGGAGAGTGGTTTTCTGAGGAGCTTGCGCTTCTCGTGCGCAAAATGTGACAGCGCAATAGGCATTCTCGTAGCCGTCTCGCTATGTAGCGAGGTCCTTGCTGACGTTGCCTAGAATGGGAGGTCGTTTACGACCCTCCTCACAAGGCCGATGATTTCGACCATTGTGCCTGTGTCGGCCGCGTGGTCGCGTGGCACCATGATGGGTCTGTGCTTTGGGTTCGTCGAGCGCGGGTGGTATTCCGTTCTATCCTGGTAGAGCTCGATCTGTTTCACGGACCATTCGCGCGTCTGGCCGCCATCGCGGGTTCTTTCAACGACAACGACCATCCCATCCCGCAAAGGTGCCTCGTGGGCAACGTCCTCGTAGGAAACACAGATGACGCGATCGCCTGGTAGGATCGGGCGCGGGCGCAGATCATTCATAGAATCGCCGGAGACGTCGAAGGCCATCAGCCGAGCGCTTGGGAAGCGATCATCCGCAGGCAGGGACAGAAGCTCTCTTTCCGATTGGTCCATGTCGTCAACTTCGCGGAATGTGCCCGCTTCGACCTTTCCGACAACGGCAACCGGCAGAAGTCTGCCCTCGATGGGTGCTGCCTCGACGTCGCTGAGTTCCAGACCGTCGCGCAGCCAAAGGGCCGATTTACCGATTGCGGAGGCGAGTTTTTGCATTTCCTCGCCGCGGGGCTGCTCAATCTTGCCGTTCAGATATTTGTTTATGTTCGCATAAGGAATACCCGCGCGCCGTGCAAGTTCCGCACCGCTCCATCCAAGCTCGATCCTACGAGAGTCCAGTCGCTTCCACCAAGTCATAAAGCGCATAATAAATCCGGAATTTTTTTCTGGTGTAGATTTCCCATGGCTTGAAGGTAGATTTAAAATCTAGTACAGCTTCGTGCATGGATGCGGAAATCACAGTTACGAAAATCATCAAAGAGGCGGGTGGGGTCGCCGCAATCGAGCGCGCGTGCATCGACGCCGGCGTGGCGATTACCCGCGACGCTATCTACAAGTGGCGGCACACGGGTATTCCTGATCGCCATTGGCGCGTCCTTATTCCGCTGACAGCCTTTGGTCCTGAGGAGTTCTATCGCGCGAATTGCATTGCGCGGGACATTCCCTATCCGGAAACCTCGGAGGCCGCCGAATGACCCTCTCCCTGAAGCGTGGCATCCCCAATCCATGCCGCGCCACCTCGCGCCGGACGGGCGGACCCCAAGCGTCCGGCGCGATTTTCTTTTGCTGGAGCGGTCCTGCTGTTCTTCGCTTCGGCATCCGCCCAGCGGCTTTGCGGCCACCGGGTGCGCCCCTGTTTGCATTTGCTTTGTCATGCGGTCCTCCGTGATCTCTTGATGAGCTGAGTTCTCACATTTCCGCATCGTTCCCGCCACGGGAAAAACCCACCGGAATTCCCGGCGCGGGAAGGCTTTTGTTTTGTCTGGAGTGACTGACATGGACGCATTTCTCTACCGCGTGAAGGCGGCGCAAAGGGACCTCATCGAACGCTGCGGCGGCATCATGCGCGTCGTCGAGAAATCGGGCTATTCCAAGAGCGAGGTCGGACGCTGGAACAACGGTTCCGAACCCGACCTGATGCCGGTCGGCGCGATCGCCGTGCTGGAGCGCGATTGCGGCCAGGCGCTGGTGACCGCGGTGCTCGCTGAAACCAACGGCCGGCGACTGACCGATCCGGACGAAGCCCGCAAGGCCGAAATCAGCGTTCTCACCAGCCATGCCGAGCTGATGCGGCATTCGGCCGAGGTGGCAAACGCCATCGCCGTGGCGATCAGCGACGGCCAGGTGACGCCTTCGGAAGCGACGACGATTGACCGGTTGGCGGGCGGACTTGAGCGCGCGGCCTCTGACATGCGTGCAGCGCTCGCCGTCATCAAGGCGGCCGGCGGCGTCAAGGCAGGCCTCAAGGTCGTGAGCGGGGAGTGACCATGGTGACCGAGCCCGGCCTCAACCGCGACGGACGGCTGCTGCTCTACCGAGCGGCGCAATTCATTGACCGCCATGGACGCGCCTATCCGCTGTCGCTCGAAAGCGACAAGCGCGGCGCCGAGGTGGCTGTTGCCGGCGGCTATGCCGAGCGCCTGGCCGACGACCCGCATTTCGTGACCGTGACCGAGAAGGGGCGCGGCTACATCGACGCGCTGATGAGGGCTGACTGATGAATGCATCTGCTGCTGTTTCCGCCGACGTCGCGCTGCGCACGATCACGCCGCTCGATTTTCCCGATTTGCCCCGCGCCGCCGTGCCGGACTGGATGCCCGAGGTACGCCTGGTCAAGCCAGCCGAGCTCGTCGTCGACGAAGGTTATCAGCGTGGCCTTTCCGATCGCTCTATCCGGCTGATTCGCAAGATCGTCGCTGAATGGAGCTGGCTTGCCTTCAAGCCGCCGATCGTCGTCGAGGTCGACGCCCGGCTGCACGTGATCGACGGGCAGCATACGGCGATCGGAGCCGTCACTCATGGCGGCATCCCGCTGATACCGGTGCTGGTCGTGCGGGCCGAGGCGGTGGCCGAGCGCGCGTCGGCCTTCGTGCGCCACAACCGCGACCGCATCCAGGTGACGGCGACGCAGCTGCACGCGGCCCTCGTTGCTGCCGGCGATGAAGACGCGCTGACCATGGCGCAAGTTTGCGATCGCGCCGGCGTGACACTGCTGAAAAACCCGCCGCCCTTCGCAAAGTTCAAGCCGGGCGACAGCATGGCAGTTTCGACGATTGCCTCGGTGATCTCGCGACGGCACGCCAGGGGCGCGCGCGAGATCCTTGAAATTTGCGTCAAGGGCAGGGCGGCGCCGGTTAGCGCCATCCTGATCCGCGCCGTCGAGCATCTGCTGTTTGCTACCGAATACAAGGGGCAGATCGAGCCCGACCGGATCTCGGCGCTGCTGCAGGCAATGCCCGCGCAGCTGGAGACGGAAGCCAAGCGCTTCGCTGCCGAGCGCAAGGTGCCGCTCTGGCGGGCGACGGCCTCGGTCATCTTCATGAACCGGAGAAAAGCGCGTGGATGATCTACTCGATATTCTCCGGACCGAGAACGAAACGCTGCGCGAACGCGTGCGGCAACTCGAAGCTCTGCTTTTGCCGAAAGATATCGAGATCCCGATGGAGTGGCGGCTGGTCAATGCCGAGCGCCGGATCTTCGCAGCGCTGACCCGGCGTGAGATCGTCACCAAGGACATGCTTTACGAGGCGCTCTATGGTGACCGGCTCGACCTCGACAAGGAAATCGAGATCAATTGCGTCGAAAGCCATGTCAGCAAGCTCAAGCGCAAGGTGAAGCCGTTCGGCGTCGTCATCATCAGCCGACGCTTCGTCGGCTACAGCCTGCTCAACCGCGAGAAATACGCCCATACCCCCCCCCGTTCCGGTAACGACGGTGGCGCGGCATGGATGATCTCGTCGACCTCCAGCGCGACCGCATCGAATTCCTCGAAGAGCGAATCCGCCAGCTCGAGGAGGCGCTGATGCCGTCGAGCATCGTGGTGCCTGTCGAATATCAGCTGACCTCGAATGAAGCGCGTGTCTTTGCACATCTCGCCAGCCGCGATTTCGGAACGAAGCAATCCATCATGATGGCGCTCTACAGCGACCGGGCGGAAGAGCCTGAAATCAAGATTGTCGACGTGTTCGTGTGCAAGATGCGCCGGAAGCTCAAGCCGTTCGGTGTGCGGATCGAAACCATCTGGGGGCAGGGATATCGGCTGGCGCGGCCTGGCATGGCGGAGGTGGCGGCGTGAGCGACGATACCCCGATCACCATTTCTGGTCCCGGCGGTCTTTCAGTCGAAACGACGCTCGGCGCCATCAAGGCTGCCGGTGACGCAGCCGCCAAAGGCGTCATTTCATCGCGCGCCGATGCTTCCGATCTAGCCGCGACAATCGAGCGAGCGCGGGCGCTGCTCGACGATGGCGATTATCAGGCGGCGCTGCTGCTTTCCGCCGGCGCCTATGAGCAGGCGAAGGCAGCGGCCGGCTATGCCGAGAAGGTGAAGGCGAGCCGCCAGCTGATCGACAAGGCGCGGCGCATGCAGGCGGACGCTCTGAAGATCGAAAGCGTCTGCTACGTGGCGATGGCGAACGCTGTCGACGAGGCGCAGGCGAAGGGGCAGGTGGCGAAGCCGGGACAGAAGGTAAATGTCCCAGGCTCGGACATTTTCACGCTCGACGATGTCGGCGTGGATCGCCGGCGGCTGCTCGAAGCGCGCAAGCTGCGCGACGCCGAGGTGAAGGATCCTGGCATCGTCGAGCGCGCGATCGAGGCGCGGCTTTCGCAGGGGCTGGAGCCGAGCCGCGCGAACCTGCGCGCCGCTGTCGGCACTGCCTCTGCCAGCAAGGAAGATCGGGGCGAAAACTTTTACCAGACGCCCGCCTGCGCCACGCGCACGCTGCTCGCCTTCGAAAGCTTCTCGCCGACGATTTGGGAATCATCCTGCGGCCTCGGCGCGATTTCGCGCGTGCTGGAGGAGGCCGGTTACGAAGTTGTCCTCACCGATCTCGTCGATCGGCAGACAGTGACTCAGCATGGCGAGCTGCAGGGCGTCGGCGATTTCCTCGCCAGCCAGCCGGAAGCGCCGGGCGAGGGGCACGATATCTGCACCAATCCGCCCTATGGCGAGGTGCTGAACGATTACGTCGCGCACGCGCTGCGCGTCCACAAGCCGCGCAAGATGGCGCTGCTGCTCAATCTCAATTTCCTCTGCGGCTTCGACGACGACGCCCGCAATTTTGTTATGGACGAAAACCCGCCGGCGCGCGTCTACGTCTTCAAGCGCCGCCTGCCGATGATGCATCGCGAGGGTTACGAGGGGCCGAAGGCATCGAGCCGCATGAACACCGCCTGGTTCGTCTGGGAACGGCAGGACGATGGCAGCTATGGCGACACGACTGTCGTCAAGCGCGTCGACTGGAAGGATTACGAGGATGCGGACGCGATGGAGCCCGGCGAGGGCGGCAATGCCAGCGGCGTTCGCTTCGAAGAGTTCAAGCGCGAGACGCCGAGGAAGACACTCGACGAGCGGGTCGAGGAAGTCTCTTCCAGGGCTCTGCTTTGGTGCGCGGGCAAGGATGATTTTGACGCCGTCGAACTGCGCCGGGCGATCGGCGTGCGCCCGACGACTGCGGAAGGCGCCATTCACTGGATGCTGGAGAAGCGGCTCATAAACCGCGCCGGCGAAGGTCGATTCAAGGTGGCGAGCGACGGCTGGACTGCCCTCAAGGCCACGGCGGCTGTCATCAACGATCCCAAGCTGATCAGTCTCATCGAGCAGATCCAGGCGGTGCCTGCATGAGTGATCACCAAACGCCCACGCCCGATTTTTCGCCTGCCATGCTGAAGGGCTTCCTGCGCGCCCGGGTGAAGATGCAATTCTACATGGCGGCCTACCCGAATTCACCCCTGAAGGCCACGCCTGATCAAGAGCATCGCGAGGCGCGCCTGCGGGGCGAGCTGCGCAAACTATCGGGCGTTTCCGCCAAGGATTTCAATCGTGCATGGGCGGGCCTCGGCATCGAGGTCGACGCCCGGCTGAAACTGTGGCGGGCGCTCGGAATCAGTCCAACGGCGCATGGCGTGCGCCTGATCGGGACCGATCAGCAGGAATGGATGGCGCATAGGAGGGCGGACGATGCAGCCTGAGATCGACCGCGCGCGCTTTGCCCGCGACGTCCGCAAGTGGCTTGCCGACAACAAGCTTTCGACGCGCGACGCCCAGCAGGCCCATCCCGGCCTCAACCCGGCGATGATCTCGCGCGCTTGCAGAGAGGACGTGCTTTCGGCGGCGAGCATGCTGGCGCTCTGCGCGGCGATGAAGCGCGATCCAACGGCCTATCTGACCTTTCTGGATAAGCGAAATCAAACTGTTACAGCAAATGTTCGCCGTGAAACGCGAGGTGCAGCATGAGCTTTCACGTGGTCTTAGGCAACTGGACCTTGCCGCTGGTGATGACGATCGTCGCCTTTGGCTTCGCCATCCCGATGATGCGCGCCAGCGCGCCGGAATATTCGCGGCTGGTCAACCGGATTTTCAACCTGCTGATCCTTGCGCTGGCGATCATTGCATCGCTGTTTTCCTGGCTTGCCTGGGCGCTGGTGATCCGATGAACGTGCTGCCGATCATCGAAGGGCTGACAGACAGCAACGCACCGTCCGACTGGGCGCTGTGGCTGATGCGCTGCCCGCTCGGCATCATCCATCGCGAGCAGATGACGATCCGGAGGATCTTGCAACAGCGCGGCTTTGCCGCCGGCGTCGCCTATCTCGATGCCCTGCTTGCCTATTCGAACGCAACGAGACTGCCGGACGGGACATTCCCCGCGAGGGTCGTGATGCCCGTGCACATGGCGGCCGGGGCAATGAGGGAAGCGGCGCGGGCCGCAGAGGGGGCGGAATGAATTCCATGGCAATGCCGAAGAGCTTCGGGCTCGACAACCGCATGACCGTCGTCCTGTTCGCCGGCATGGGCGGGGGCTGCGACGGGTTGGAGGACGCCGGGTTTCATGTGCACCTAGCCGTCAACCACGATCCGCTGGCGATCGCCATGCACGAAAAGCGCCATCCGCATACGCGGCATCTGCGCTGTGATGTCTTCGAGGTCGACCCAATCGAGGCGACGCGCGGTCGCGGCGTCCGCATCTTGCATGCATCGCCGGACTGCACGCATTTCTCGGTCGCCAAAGGTTCGAAGCCGGTCAGCAAGCGGCGGCGCTCGCTCGCGTGGGTGATTCCGCGCTGGGCGGGACAGGTGCGCCCTGAAGTGATCACCATGGAAAACGTCCAGGAGATCAAGACCTGGGGTCCGCTGATCTGCAAGCGCGACAAGAAGACGGGCAGAGCGATGCGTCGCGATGGCTCGATCGCTGCCAAGGGCGAGCGCATCCCGCTCGACGAGCAGTGGCTGATCCCGGATCCGCGCCACAAGGGGCGGATCTGGCGCGCCTGGCTGCGGCACATGGAAGGCCTTGGCTATAGCTTCGATCACCGCGTTCTCGTCTGCGCCGATTACGGCATTCCGACGATCCGCAAGCGCTTCTTCGGCGTGGCGAGGGCAGACGGTGGCCCGATCTACTGGCCGGAGCGCACACATGCTCCGCGCGACAAGGCAAAGGCTCTCGGCCTCAAGCCGTGGGTGGGCGCACATACGATCATCGACTGGTCGCTGCCCGTGAAATCAATCTTCGGCCGCAAGAAGCCACTGGCCGACGCGACGCTGCGCCGGATCGCCCGCGGCGTCATCCGCTATGTCGTCAATGCCAACAAGCCGTTCATCATACCGATCACCCACGCCGGTGGCGATAGGGTGCATGCGGTCGACGAGCCGCTGCGCACGCTGACCACCGCCCATCGCGGCGAGCTGATGCTGGTAGCGCCGACTATCGTCGATACTGCACACGGCGAAGGGCAGGGGCGCGGGGTCTCGGAGTGGTCGGCAGAGGAGCCGCTACGCACGGTGGCGGCCAGCCCGGGTAAATCCGTTATCTCTGCGCATCTGACTAAATTCCGTACCGGCTCGACCGGCGCGGATCTGGAAGATTCTTTGCCGACCTTTACGGCGAACAATTTCGAGAAGCGCCCGGGAGGCGCACCGCCGCTCGGTGTTGCGGCGGTGCACATGTCGACGATGCGCAATTCGCAAAAGCCGTTCGGCGCCGCCGATGAGCCGCTTCATACGGTGACAGCCGGCGGAGCCGGTATTTCGCTGGTCGTCGCCAGCATGATCCAGGCGGGCAACGGAGAGCATGCCGGCCAGGTGGCGCGCTGCCTCGATGTCGAAAACCCGGTCGGGACGCAGACAGCGGGCGGTCAGCGGCAGGCAGTTGTCGCGGCTTACCTCGCGCAGCACAACAGTGACCCGCGCGCCGACGGCTCCGTCGAGTTTCGCTCGGGGCGAGAGATCGCCGATCCGCTGGCAACTGTTACGGTCAGTCACCAGCAGGCCGTCGTCGCGGCTTTCCTTGCGCAGCACAACACTGGCGTCGTCGGCCATTCGGCTGAAGAGCCGCTGTCGACGATGACGACGGGTGGCGATCGCGGACAGACGCAGCAGGGCGTGGTGACGGCGGCGCTCGGCAGTCTTCGCGGAACCAATCGACATGGTCAGGATATCCGTGATCCTCTGCCGACGCAGACTTGCGGGGGCGGACGCGGTGGTCATGAGATGCTGATCCTGCCGTTCCTGCAAACCTATTATGGTTCCGGCGAAAACAGCCACGACGTGCGCGACCCACTGCATACGTTGACGGTCAACGATCGGCACGGGCTGGTCACCGTCGTGGTCAACGGTCAGACGATGGTCATCACCGATATCTGCATGCGCATGCTCGACCCGCTGGAAGGTGCTGCGGCGCACGGCTTTGACCCGAAGAGTTTCGACCATGTGATCGAATTCATCAATGAACAGGGCAAGCACGTGAAACGTAAGCCGAATAAGACCGAGCTCGGCCACCTCGTCGGCAACAGCGTTCCGAAGAAGATGATCCAGCTGCTGGCCGAGTGCAACGGCCGCTATGAATTCGTCGAGGCGGCCGAGTGATGCAACCAAACCGTCCTGTTCTTCGCTGGCATGGCAGTAAGTGGCGTATCGCCGAATGGGTGATTGCACATTTCCCGCCGCACAAGGTCTATGTCGAGCCGTTCGGCGGCTCCGGCGCGGTCATCCTGCAGAAGCCGCGCGCCATTACCGAGGTCTACAACGATCTCGATCGGGATCTGGTGAATATGTTCAAGGTCCTGCGCGATCGCCCTGCCGATCTTGCGCTGGCGCTGGCGCTGACACCATACGCTCGCGATGAATATAGGTCGCTCTGTGGCGAACCGGCCGACGATCTCGATCGGGCACGGTCGTTTATTGCCCGGTCATTCATGGGGATGAGTTCGAAAGGGGCAGTTCAGAAGAGCGGCTTCGACGCGCGCACCAATCCAGACGGCTACACCGGCCGCCTTCGCTCGCTGGCGAGCCTGCCGGACGAAGTCCTGGCTGTGGCTGGACGTTTCACGCATGTTCTTATTGAGAACGTGCCAGCGGTCGATTGCCTAAAGCGGTACTCTCGGACCCATGCGCTGATCTACATGGACCCGCCATACGTCGCCAGCACTCGATCGGCCGGCAAGCTTTATCGCCACGAGATGAGCGATGACGATCATCGCGAGCTGCTGGAACGGGCTCGCACGAGCGAAGCGATGATCCTGATTTCCGGATACCGCTCCGAGCTTTACGACGCCATCCTCGGCGACTGGCGCAGGGTGCAGACCGTGTCCTATGCTGACGGCGGGCGCGAACGGCTCGAGGTGCTATGGATCAACCCTGCCGCAGCAGACGCTTTGCAGGGCGTGACAGAGGCGCATAGCGCAGGGCACGGCACCCCGCTGTTCTCGATCGCGGGAGGGGCGGCATGAGGCGTCTCTCTCTAAGCAGCTTCCAGCCCGATCACCAGGCGCTTGCCCATAGCGGCCAACGCGCTGACCAGCAGCGGCATCTTCGTGCTTGTGTCAGGATCCAGCAGCCGGCGCACTTCCTTCTCGTTCTTTCCCATACGGCGGGCGAGCTCGGTTCGCGGAATGCCGGCCTCCTGGAAGGTCTCGATGACGGCGATCTTGGCGGCGACCTCGGGGTCGGGCGTGATCATCACGCCGTCTGCCGTAGGCGCCGGCAGGGGCTTGCCGATCTCCAGATAAGTGAGCAAGGCGATGCCGAGCGCATCGGCCGCCATTTCACGGGCCTGCGCCATATCATCCCCCTCGGTGATCGCCTCGGGGACATCGGCGAAGGTGACGGTAAAGCCGCCCTCGCGTTCCGTAGGCTCGAAGGTCGCCGCATAAGCGTATGTCTTCATGGTCTTCTCTCCTTGGCCACAGCTGGCCTTTGGGGACATGGGCAAGCGGTACTCAAGCGAAAGTCCGGGGCTCAGGTGAGCCCCAGACCTTTCCTTATCTTCGCTGCCGTCTTCGGGTCTATCTCCCGGCTCGGGAGGGTCGTGAAGCGGTCTCCTATCCAGACCGTTGCATGCCCGCCCTTGCCCTTCGATTTGCTGACCCGGAAGGAAAGGCCGCGTTCTTTTGCTTCGTCCCTGAGTTCAGCGATGAAGCGATCCCGCTTGTCCATGTCCATCTCCGTTTCAATGAAAACATATTCGGACATTTTTGTCCGAGCGTCAAGTGAATTCGGACATTTTTGTCCGAATTTTGCAGGGCGTAAGCTGGCGAGGGGATGGTCTTGAGCAGCCCGCGTTTCTCCATCATCCCGGCGTGGATCGTCACCGACAGCCGCCTCAAGGGCAGCGATCTAAAGGTGTTGTGCCTGCTCGGGACCTATACGAACAAGGAAGGCTGGTGCCGACGCAGCCAGGTCAAGATGGCCGAGCAGCTCGGCTGCGGCCGCTCGACGGTGCAGGATTCGCTCAATCGGCTGGCCGAGATCGGCGCCGTCGAGAAGCAGAAGGTGGCGAGCGCCGACGGCCGCGACAGCGCGCACTGGTATCGTGTCCTGCTCGATCGCGCACCGATCAGCGATGCATTCGGCGCATGGGACGGCGAGGACGAGCAGGAATTTGGTCCTATCAAGGGTGAAAATTCCGCCGCACCCCCTGCCGGTATACCGGCACCCCCTGCCGGTCCTAGACCGGCACCCCCTGCCGGTTCTGGACCGGCACCTATTAACGACAGTAATTTAACTCCCCCAGATGAACGAAGGGAGAGAGAGCGCGATCGCGACGAGGAAGGGGAAGAAAATCCCAAGGCGCTGGAACGGCGGTTCCGGGCATGGTTTGCCCGCATGCCTGGGTACCTCGACGATAGCGAGCCGAATGCTCGGCGCGAGTGGAACGCGCTCACCTCGGCCGAGCGGGCCGAATGCGAGCGCCTGACCCCGATCTGGCTGGAAGAGCGCAAGAAGATCGGACGCACAAAGGCGGTGGCCGCCTCGACCTATCTCTCCGAAAAACGCTGGGAGCGCATCCCTGATGAGGCGAAGGCCGCTCATCAGCGGGCAAAGGCGCAGGAAGAGCAGGTCCTGGTAAAGCCGTTCGGGCCGATCTGGGCGGGGTTGCGCAGCCTCGCTCTGCTCGACGGGCCGGCGCACGTCGAGGTTCCCGACGACATCTTCCAATCGACGACGCGGGTTTACGAGGTCTACCGCCGCACCAGCGCCAGCAAGGCTGCCGCCTTCCTGGAAGAGCGCGGCATCACGGTGGAAGGCAGCAATCTCGTCTTTCCTCCTGATTTCCACGAGCAGGAATACCGCCGGCGCGTGCTCCAGGAAGGCTATCCCGAAGTCACCCGCCTGCACAGATTGGCGGCAGAACGCGCTCGCGAACCGATCGACAAGCGCTTCCTGGCGCTGGTGCAGCTCTGCGAGGCGGTGCCTGTCGGCTCGCCACTCTACGAGCGCTGGCGCGAATACCACTCGCTGATGAACTGGCAGTTCGTGCCGGATCCCGGCCAGATGCCGGTGGTGTTTTTCCCAAGAGGCGGGCCGGACGGCCTGCGCGATTTCGAAATAGCCGCACGGGCGGCGCTGGGCATGGAGCGGGGCGATGACGATGCAGCGTGATAAGTTTGAGGGAATTCCGATTGGCGTCGCCCGTAGCGAGAGCTTCGAATATCGCATGCGGCGAATCAGAGCGGAAATGCTGCCGGCGGCATCGCTCAGAACCGGGGCTGATTCGCCTTGGTTTGCAGTTCGTGTGATGTCGGGACGCGAAATTGCTGTGTATGAGGCTCTTGACGAGGCTGGTATTGAGGCGGTGGTTCCGATGCGCATGGGGCCTGAATACCGACGCCGCGGACGGAAGATTCCAGCCTCGAAGATCCCCGTTATGACCGGCTATGTGCTCGTTCGCTTCTTCGCATCAGACCAAGCTTTCCTTGCAATTCGGGGTTTTGAGCACGTCATCGACGTGGTCGGCGGGTGCATGTCGCCGCATCGTATTCCGGACAGTGAAGTCAAGAGATTCAAGGCATTGGCCGATGGCGGTGATCTCAATTGGGAGCGTCCTGTCACGGTATTTAAGAGGGGCGAGAAGGTGCGCGTTAGCGATGGTCCGTTCGCTTCGTTCTCCGGTGAAATCATCTCCTGCCGCAACGACGGAAAGGGCGATGCGGTCGTCGAGATGCATCTTTTCAGCGGCACGGTGCCCGTGCTGATGCCTCTTGCAATTCTCGAAAAGATATGAGTAGAAATCTCACCACGGATGAGCTGATGATCCTGCAGTGAGCCTCTGAAAACGCACGAGAGTGCGGGGCAATAGCCCGAGGTCGGTACACCGGTCAGCCCCAGCCCTAAGCCTCCCAGAGGCATCGATTCAAGGGCAGTGCGACAGCTATGACAATTCGGCGGACTTGAGCGAGGCGACCTTCGGGTCGCCTTTTCGCGTCATAGAGTATGGCCGCAGAAATTCATTTCGACGCAAGCGAGATCGAGCAGCTCTCCCGCGCGATCGCCGGTCTGCCAGGGGCCATCAAGGCGAAGGCCATGGGCAGGGCGATGCGACGCATGACGCAGATGGCGAGAACGCGGGTTGTTCGCCGCAGCGCCGAACGTCTCAGTGTTTCGCAGTCGAAGATCCGCAAGATCACGACGGCGCACTTCAATGCCGGCAGCAACTCGATCGAGGTCATCGAAAAGTCGGGATGGATTTCCCTCTACGAACTCGGTGCGACGCAGATCAGCCGAGGGGTCAGGGTCAGAGCCCGCGGTTCTTACAAGTCGGCCTTTATCGCCGAGATGAAAAGCGGACACCGCGGCGTGATGAAGCGTGTCGGCAAAGGTCGTCTGCCGATTCGCGAACTGTACGGACCCAACCCTGCTCACGACGTGACCAACAACCCCGATGAGTTCCTGCCGGCGCTCGCCGAAGTGATCGAACAGTTCCTGCTGCCCCGCGTCCTTCACGAGATCGACCAGCTCCTCCCGAGGTGACCCACCCCCAATGCCCTCGACCCTCGGGGGCACCCCCCCCGGTCAAGGGACCGTATAAACCGATCCCCCGCCCGCGGGCCGGGACGACCCCGAAATCTGGTCAGTCTGAGAGTAAAACTGAAGCCTAAAACTTCTAAAACTGGCTAAAGGATTAAAGGTCGAGCTTTAGGGCGATGGAAGTTTCGAAGAGCGAGTTCGCGGCGATGATCAATGTCTCGCCCGGACGGGTTTCCCAGTTCATCGCGGCAGGGCAGATCAGTGCAGCGGCCATCATCGGATCGGGCCAGCGCGCGAAGATCGACGTTGAGCGTGCCAAGGCAGACCTCAGGCTGGCGCTGGACGTCTCGCAGCGGCTCGGCAATGGGATCGACACCAGGCTGGAAGCTGGAGAGCCTATCTCGGTTCCTTCGCAGCCGGCCGGCAATGCGACACTGCCGCTTTCCGCTCCGACTGGCCTTGATCATGAGATCAAGCAGCAGAAGCTGGAGCAGATCCGGCGCGTCAATCGCAACGCTGCCATCGCCGACGCGCAGTCGCGGGGCCAGCTGATCGAGACCGACCAGGCTCGCGCCGAAATGACCCGCATTGCCGCCGGCATGTTGCAGGTTTTCGAGGGCGGTCTGACCGACCTGGCCGCGGCTGTTGCCGCCGAGTTCAAGGTGCCGCAGCGCGACGTCCTGCATCTGTTGCGAAAGCAGTTCCGGCAGATCCGTGCGACGGCCGCCCGCCAAATGCAGACGATGGCGGTGGAACTGCCGGGGACGACGCCAGTCGAGATCGCCGCCGAGGACATCGAAAGCTTGAACTGACATGACCTCAGTCATCGTCGACACCGCTAATGCGCAGCGCGTCGGCTACGACGTCATGGCGCAGGTCCTGACGCCCCCGCCCGAGGTCGACTATCTCGGCTGGGCCGAGCGGAACATCGTCTTCTCCGAGCGTGAGAGCCCTTACCCGGGGCCGTACAATCGGAACCTGTTTGCATATTTCGACGAGGTGCTCCGGGCGCTGTCGCCGGATGATCCCTGCCGGGTCGTGACGATTGCAAAGTCGGCGCAGATCGGCGGGACCGTCGTCGCCAACATCTTCACCGGCGGCTCAATCGAAATGGACCCGGGGGATTTCCTCTACGTCCATCCGACTGAGAACAACGCACAACGCTGGAGCAAGATGAAGCTTGCTCCGATGCTTCGCAACACGACGTCGCTCGCCAAGCTGTTCCCGATGAAGAACAGGGACGGCCTGGACTCGGTGCTCTATAAGGAGCGCATCGACGGGCGCGGTGCCATCCAGATCTCCGGCGCGAATTCGCCGGCGTCGCTGTCGCAGGTGACGATGAAGCGGCAGGTCCAGGATGACCTGTCGAAGTGGGAGAACAATTCCGGCGGCGACCCGGAAACGCAAGCAGACAGCCGGTCTCGCGCGCACGAGTTCGCGAAGATCCTCAAGATCTCGACGCCGCTGGTCATGCCTGGCTGCCGGATCACGCGGAATTTCGAGGACGGCAGCCAGGAATACCCCTATGTGCCGTGCCCGCACTGCGAACATTTCCAGGTGCTGGAGTGGCAGAACATGCTGGCGGACCTCGACGAGGACAAGCCGGAGAATGCCCATTTCACCTGCACCGAATGCGGCTGCGAGATCGAGGAGCATCACCGGCCGCAGATGATGCGGCGGCTGGAGTTCCGGTCTCATAACCCAAAAGCGAAGCGGCAGCACCGGTCGTTCTACATCTGGTCGGCCTATTCGGTCCTGCAGAGCTGGGAACGGATTGCTCGTGAATGGTTGAGCGCCAGAGGCGATCCTGCCTCCGAGCAGACTTTCCTCAACGACACCGTCGGCGTCGCCTATGTGACTGCCGGCGAGGCGCCGCCCTGGGAGATGCTGAGAGACCGCGGGGCGAGGTCGGAAGAGGCGAGGGGTCGCATCCCGACAGGCGGGCTGATTTTGACCCTGGGTATCGACTGCCAGCAGGACCGCGTCGAATGGCAGCTCGTCGCCTTCGGCAGGGAATTTAGGCGCTGGGTCGTCGACTGCGGCGTCATCCCGGGTCATATCTCGGACAAGGTCTGCCAGGAGCGGCTCGACGCGCTGACTGTTCAGACTTGGCCGAACCGCTACGGGCAGAAGATTGCACCCGACAAGGTCGCGATCGACGGCAATGCCTATACCGAGGAAGTCTGGGAGTGGGCAAAACGGCACCCTGCCTCTCGCGTAGTCATGGTCCGCGGCAGCAACACCGAGAGCGCGCCGCTGACGGCGAGGGTCAAGAAGGAACGGAACAACCGGACGGGCAAGCTGCTCAAATATTCCCGGCGGTTCTATAACTTCAACGCCAGCATCCTGAAGATGGCGCTCTATCGCAACGTCTCGAAGGAAGATCCTCTCGACCGCGGCTATGTCGGTTTTCCGATCGGCCTCGAGGACGAGTATTACCGCCAGCTCACGGCCGAGCGGCGTGTTCCGAAGAAGCGGAAGGACGGCTTCACGGAATACAAATGGGAGAAGGATCCGGCGCAGGCAAACGAAATGCTGGATACCATGAACCAGGCCGAAGTCGCAGCGATCCTCTATGGCGTCCGCGGACTGCCCGACCGTATTTGGGACCGCCTCGAGTTCGAGCGGGAAACGCACCCGCCAGACGCTCAACTCGATTTTGAAGACGGCCTTTTCGGGGTCGCGAGAACGGTCGCAGTAGCTTCCACTGACACGGTTGAAAACGCACCAACGCCGGCAGCGAAGAAGACGGAAAACGAGAACCGATGGAAGAAACGACGGTAAAGCCCCGCGTCCGTGTCAAGGCCGGCACCAGCGCTGGCTATCTGCGCGATACGCCGTCGGGCGTCATCGCCTCGCGGCCGGCTTCGCTTCGCGAACATCGAGACGAGGTGCGGCGCATCTGGTGGAGGGCGGCGGGCCTCGCCATGGATCTGCTGCACAATAGCGGGCGGCTGCGCGGTGCGGTCGACCAGATCATTGCCGATACGGTCGGTGTCGAGCTCACGCTCAACCCGCAACCCGATCTCCTTCGGTTCGGCTACGATCAGACCGAAGCTTCGGAATGGGTGAAGCTGGTCAAGGCGCGATTCAAAGCCTGGGCCTGGAATGCGGCGGAGTGTGATTTCCGGGGCAAGTTTACGCTGCCGCAGATGACCGATATCGGTATCCGCAACTGGCTTGGCTTCGGCGAAAGCCTAGGCATCGTGAGCTTCATGACACGGGCTGAAAGACGACGCTACGGCATCACCTCTGGCACGAAATTCCTGCTGGTATCGCCGTCGAAGCTGGTGCAGGACACCAACGAGATGGAAGGGCTGTACCAGGGCATCATCCACGATGCGAACGGTCGGCCAACCCACTACCGGTTCATCGAGCGCCGTACAGGCATCGACGTGAAGCGGGACTATGCCGCGCGGGATGCGGATGGCCGGCAGCTGGTGATGCATGCGTTCGATCCGTTCTCGGCCGAAGACGTGCGCGGCGTGACGCCGATGGCGCCGACGTTCCGAAAATATCTGATGGCGGAGAATACGGACGACGCCACCGCACAGACGAACTTCATGCAGACGATTTACGCCGCGACGCTGACCAGCGACAGGCCTGCGGCCGAAGCATTCGAAGCGCTGGAAACGTTGAAGGACGCCGGCGGCCAGGGCGCCGAGGATATCGCGTCCGACTTCGTTAATTATTTCAAGGCGCAGCTCGATCGCGCGGCGGAATCCGAGATCCGCCTCGGAGCTGGCGCCGGCATTTCGCATCTGGCGCCTGGCGAGCGGCTTGAATTCAAAACGCCCACCACGCCAGGTCGTGACTATCAGCCGTTCCTCGCTTCGCTTCATCGCGAGACAGCCAGGGCGCTCGGCATGAGCTACGGCGGTTATACCCTCGACTACACGAACGCGACTTACGCCTCGACAATGATGGAAAACGCCTCGATCCATCCTGTCGCCACGCGCCGGACTGACCGCATTGCCGCTCCGCATTTGCTCGTGCCTTATGCGAGCTGGCTGGACGAAATGATCGGCGAGGGAAAAATTCCGTTCAAGGGCGGCGCCGAAGTATTTCAGACTAATCGCGACGCGATCTTGTGGGCGCTCGGACTTGGGCCGTCGAAACCGACGGCCGATGACGAAAAGGCAGCGAAGGCCGCCAGTGAGCGCCTGTCGAACGGAACGAGTTCGCTCGAGGCCGAGGCCTCGGCCAATGGTCAGGACGCCGAAGAGATCTTCGAGTCGAATGCTCGCTGGCACAAGCGATATGTCGATGCAGGCATGCCGTCGCCCTTCGCGCGTAAGACCGGGAGCGAGCCGGCGAACAAGAGCGTCCAGTCCGCCAAGGAAAATGCCTGATGCCGAACATGGTGAAGATCGACGGCGTTTTGGTCGATATCGACGATCCCTGCGCGCTGGCGACGGCACTCAGGGCCGTTCGCTACAAGCGCATCACAGGCGGGCAGATCGAGGAAAGCGAGATCCGCTCGCCCGTCATGCAACAGCGCATCAAGGTCGCATCATCGACGGTGGCGCAGCTAGACGCGGAAATACAGCGTCTGGACGATCTCTGCCGGCAGAAGAACGGGCAATGCCGCGTCTCCCGTCGTTGGCGCTTCCGATATTGAGGATCAGGACATGAGCTTTGCATATGGCCACATCGCCCAACGGCTGTTTGGCACGCCGCTGATGTACGACGAGCGGAAGGCCGAAGCCTTCCTCTACGGCCTCGGATCGCGGATAGCGGGCGACACTGTCGTCATTACCAATCCTGGCGGCGCCATCGATCACGTGGCCGGCGACAACGGCCGTCCGCTCGCCGGCAAGGTCGGCAATCGGATCGAGCGGGCATTCACGCAAGTCAACCGACTGCCCTTCGATGTGGTCGATAATGTCGCCATTATCCCGATCGAGGGCTCTCTGGTGCACAAGGGCGGATGGATTGGATCGAATTCGGGGGAAACATCCTATCAGGGCCTTCAAGCGCAGATCGCGATGGCGCGGCGTGCATCATCCGTTCGCGGGGTGGTATTCGAGGTCGACAGTTATGGCGGCGAAGTGAACGGCGGTTTCGAGACGGCGGCCGCGATCGCGCAGCTGTCGAAGGAAAAGCCGACGTTGTCGATCCTGACGGATTTCGGCTACTCGGCGGGATACCTGCTGCCGTCGCAGACGCGTGGCATCGTTATGCCGGAGTTCGGCGGCGCGGGCTCCATCGGAGTCATCATGATCCACGCGGACTATTCCGGCTGGCTTGAGAAACAAGGCGTCGCGCTGACCATCATCCGGGCCGGCAAGAAGAAGGCAGACGGTAATCCCTATGAGAGCCTGAACCCTGACTTGGCTGCCCGGTGGCAGAAACAGGCCGAAGTCATGCGCGAGGCCTTTGCCGAAACGGTCGCGAAGGGCCGTCGCGGCAGGATCACCAAGGCCAAAGCCATAGGGACCGAGGCCGAGGCCTTCGATGCCAAGGAAGCACTGGCGAGAGGCCTCGTCGATGCGATCGGCGATCCCCTCGAGGCCTTTGACGCTTTCGTCAAGGAAGTGAACCGGGGTTGATCCCCGCAGGAGAAGACCATGACCAGCCTGATTTCGAGCATCCGGGCGGCGATCCGCTCCGGAGCGCTTCCCTCTGATCTCGAAGATGTCGAGATCGACCCGGATGCCTCGGCATCCAATTCCCAGCCGCCTCACACAGGGGCAACCACCACAGGAGGTAACATGTCTGAAAATCAGACTGTGGCCGGCGCAGCAGGTGCTGCGGCCGCGGCCATTGCCGCCGCTGCCACCTCCACCGGTGGCGCCGACGGCTTCAAGACTGCCATGGACCGCATCAGCGCGGTCCTGGGCGCCGAAGGTATAAAGGGCGACGGCAAGCGCATGGCGGCAGCCCTGGACCTCGCTGTTCAATCTCCCGACATGGCGGCTGACGCCGTCGTGGCGTTCGTCACCGCGAATGTTTCGGCTGCATCGACCGCATCTGTTCCGACCGGAGGGCAGCAGCAGGCGGCGAGCTATGAACAGCAACGCGTGGCAGCCGCGGCCCTCGCGCAGCCGCAGGCCGGTGCGGTCCCGCCCGCAGAGCAGGCCAAGGCCGGCTGGGGCAAGATCAGCAACAAGATCAACAGCCGGATCGCCTGAGCGGCGCCCGCGAACCTCAAGAAGGATCAGAGACCATGACGACGCTTTCTGAAGGCCGCCACCCGGGCGAGTTTCTGCTGTCGGAAGCCAATTTTCATCGCTCGCGCGACAACATCGAGATCGCCGCCTCCCAGACCATTACGCCGGGCCAACTGCTTGGCGCTGTCGTCGTTCCCGGCGATGTCACTGCAACGGTTGTCCCGACGTCGGGCAACACCGGCAACGGTGTGCTCACGATGGCCAATCCCGCGGTCACCTCGAAGGTGCGCAACGGCGATTACCTGTTGACCTGCACGGCCGCCGCGGCAAATGCCGGCACGTTCTCGGTGCAGACGCCCGATGGCCGCGAAATCGGCCCAGCAACCGTGGCGGTGGCGTTCAACAAGGAAATCAAGTTCACCATCGCCGACGGCCCCGCGGACTTTGTTGTCGGTGACAGCATCATCGTCCGCATCGGCGTTGAGCCGGTCGACAGGGAATATGTCGCCTTCAACCCGGCGGGAACCGATGGTTCCGAGACGGTAGCGGCCATTGCTCTTTACGACGCGGTCACTGGTGCTGGCGTTACGACCAAGATCGCCGCTATCACTCGTGATGCTGAGGTGAACGGCCATTGCCTGACACTCCCGGCCGGTATCACCGCAGCGCAGACCGCCAAGGCCTACGCGGACCTCGCATCCCAGGGCATCATCGTTCGCAACTGATCTACCTGGCCCGGCCGGTTTCGCCGGCCGGGTCAGAGCGGCCGCGCCGCATGTCGTTTCAACATCCTGCGTGACGCAGGCCTCAAAGGATTTCATCCATGCTTGATATCTTCAAGAATGACGCCTTCAGCGTCACCTCGCTTACCGACTTCGTCAGAGACATCAAATACCGCCCGGGCCGTATCGGTCAGATGGGCTTGTTCTCGACCACTCCCGTCGCGACCACGTCGATCGCTATCGAACGCATCGGCGATATCCTCCAGCTGGTGAAGCCGACCCCGCGCGGCGGTCCCGGAGAGACGCGCGACATGCCGAAGCGCAAATTGACCAACCTGTCGGTACCTCACTTCCAGCGCGACTGGTCCGTGATGGCCGATGAAGTCCAGGGTGTTCGCGCCAAGGGTTCCGAGACCGAGCTTGAAACGGTGCAGAACATCGTGGGCGAGAAGATCCAGGCGCAGATGAGCGACATGGATATTACGGAAGAGCAGGCACGGCTCGGCGCCGTTTCCGGCATCATCACCTATGCCGATGGCTCGACCCTCAACCTCTTCACCGAATTCGGGGTCACCGAGGAGACGGAAGTCGACTTCGACCTCGACAACGCAAACCCGGCCGATGGAATTTTGCGCCAGAAGGCAACGAAAGTTATTCGCGCAATGAAGAAGCGGCTCGGCAATGTACCGTTCATGTCGGTCCATGCCTTCGTCGGCGACACCTTCTTCGACCAGCTGCTGCAGCACAAGGAAGTGCGGGCGACATATACCGGCTGGAACGAGGCTCAGATCCTGCGGGATTCCTATGTCGGTCTCAATCGCGCTTCCAATCCGATCTTCGAATTTGGTGGCATCGTCTGGGAAAACTACGGCGAAATCGATGGCGAAGGCGTCGGCATCGACACTCTCAAGGCGCGGTTCTTCCCGGTCGGCGTTGCCAATCTTTTCAAGACCTACACCGCGCCGGCCGATTACATCGAGACCGTCAACACGCTCGGCGAGCGCCTCTATGCCAAGCAGTGGCCGATGCCCAATGACAAGGGCATCAACGGCGAACTTCAGATGAACGAGTTGAACATCTGCACGCGCCCAGGCGCTCTGATGGGCGGCCGGAACACCTGATCTAACGCTCTCGGAGCAGCATCATGGTCGACTGGGAAGCGGCGCGGGCATTCACGCAAGAAGTCTGCGCCGAGATTTTCGACTATACGCCGCTCCGCCTGCAGCCGCGGGCGGGGGGCGTGTCGGTCAACCACAAGACCGCCGATGATCCAGATCGTCTGCCGTTCGATTTCCTCGGCACGATCGACCTTGAGCCGCCGGCTGACAGGATTCCTCGGCATCTGCCGGCGGATCCGGGCGTGAAGAACGGGACGGTCGCCTACGATGCGGTGCTGTCGGCGCTGACGACGGGGTGGCCGTATCAGCCGAGGCGGGGCGACCTGGTGATCGAGACTGCGGCCGGCGGGGTGACCTGGCGGATCGAGGCCAGTGAGAAAGACGGGTCGGCGCGGCCGGCGTGGTATCTCGTGAGGAACAAGTGATGCTTGCTGCCGAGGCGCTGCGCCTTGCTGCCGTCGAAGTGCTTTGTCCGACGGCGGCGAGCCTTGCGGGATCGGGGTTTCCGACGCTTGCGGGGCGGCTCGTCTATGACAGCAGGGCTGCCGCGGTCGAAGACCTCGATCGGACGAAGCCTTATACGCCGACGCTGACGCTCCACACTGCAGAGAGTGGTGTCGCGCTGCGGGGAGCAATGGCGGCCGCTGATGACACCGAGGCCGATGCGGTGCTCGATGTCATCGCGCAGCTCGCGGTCGTGGCAGACGATGACGACGGCGAGTTCGTCGATGCGATGGCGGAGACGGATTCGGATGCGCGCCTGGTGCTGGCAGCACTTTGCGCGCAGGTCCGGCTTCACCTCGAGCGCAGCCAGGATGGCGGTTTATGGCGGACGCTGGTGCGGCGGATCGTCAAGATCGAAGCGCAGACCTTCGCCGTGCCGAACCTCGGGCTTCGCTGGCAGCGCGTGACGATGCGGTTCCATTGCGAGATCCGTGACGACGATTTCGACATGACCGGCGGCGGGCTGCCGCAGCCGATGCGGCGGCTCTATGACGCGCTGCCTGACCAATCCTATGCCAAGGCCAAGCTCGCGGCGCTGGCCTCGTATTTCCCAGCCGAGGTCCTGCCGCCCTTTGAGGGCGGGGACGCATACGGTCCCGAGACCTGAAGCCGTCGTTACGACCGGAGATCACGACCCATGTCTGAAGACACATACATCCCCGCCAGGAAGGGGGAGCGCATTCCCATGCCCGGCAACCAGCCGGACTGGCCGGCCGATGGGCGGATGGTGAATTTTGCCAGCCCCTACGAGGCCCGCCTCGTCGCCGACGGCACGCTCAAGCTGAAACCGGCCTCGGCCGATCCCGAACAGAAACCCACAGCCAGAAGGACGAAGTAAATGGCTTCGAACATTCCAGCCAACCTGACCGCGCCGATCTTCGCCTTCGATACACAGTCGGGCGGCCAGTTCCAGAGCGAAACCCGGATGATCATCCTGGCGCATGGCCTGGCGGCCGGCAAGCTTGCCGAGGGTCAGATCGCGATCTGCAACACCCGCACCGATGCGCGGTCGCTCGCTGGCGCCGGCTCGATGCTGGAAGCGATGTTCATTGCAGCCAGGCGCACTGCGCCGGCGCAGGAAATCTGGATCGGCCGCGTCGCCGACAGCGGGACCGCCGAGATCCGCACGATCACCGTCGGCGCGCCGCCGGCCGCCGGCGGGCAGGGCATCCTGCAGATCGCCGGGGAGTCTATCTCGCTGGAGCTTGCTGCGGGCATGACCGCAAACGCCGTCGCGACCGCGCTCGCCGCCGCCATCAACGGCTATTACAACCGGCTGACGGGCATGTCGCTGCCTTTCACCGCGACCGCCGCGACCAATGTCGTGACGCTGACGGCGCGGCATAAGGGAACCTATGCCAGCGGGCTCGATATCTTCGTGCCGGTGCTGGATACGGTGAATGCCTTCGTCGGCCTCTTTACTTTCGCGACCACGACGGCCGGCGCCGGCACGCCGTCGCTTGCCAATATCCTGGCGGCGATGAACGACGATCCCTTCGAGATCATCGTTTCGGCCTTCGACGACGGCACCAACCTCGACCTGCTGAACAGCTTCCTCGGCGAGGTCTCCGGCCGCTGGTCCTATATCCAGCAGCTCTACGGCCACGCCTTCTATCCGAAGACGGACACGTCGACGAACCTTGTCACCTTCGCTCTGGCGCGCGACACGTGGCACCTGACGATGATCCCGCGGTTTACCGACGGCGGCAATGCCGAGCCGGGCTATATCTGGGTCGCGGCCGTGGTGGGCCGCATTGCCGCATGGCTCGGCGGCGGCGCGAACGGCGACGTTTCGCGCAACCAGTCGGGCTTGATCGTCGAAGGCATCTCGGCTCCTCGCGATCGCGCCTACTGGATGGATTATGCGACGCGTGACGCGATGCTGAAGAACAGCGTCAGCACCTGGAACGTCAACCGCAGCGGCCAGGTGACGATCGACAAGATCATCACCCAGCAACAGACGACGAACGGCGCGCCGGATACGACCTTCCGGGATATCCAGACGGTCTACCAGCTGACCTACGCGCTGAAGAAATTCCGCGCGGCTCTCGCCTACGAGCATTCCAACAAGGCGATCGCCGACAGCAACCCGCAGAACCTCGATGCGCTGACCACCGTGAAGGACATCAAGGCGACGCTGTTCCACACCTATCGCGAGATGTCCGGCGTGCTGGAGAATTCCGAGGAGGCGCTGCTCAGCATGGTGGTCGAGCGGGACACGGATAACCCCAACCGCGTCAACATGCGGCTGCCGCTCGATGTGGTCAATCCGCTCGACATCCTCGCCGGTCTCGCGGTCGTCTACAGCCAGTTCCGCGACGCGGCCTAAACCCTCTCAAGCTGAAGGATCAATCATATGGGCAAGGATTTCGGCGGGCGCATGCTGGTGCGCCTCTCTGACGGCACTGTCATGTCGATGCGCGGCACGTTCAGCGTCAATACGGCCGGCCAGTCGAACGAGGCGGTCACCAACCAGGATGGCAGCAGCGATCGCATCGGCACGCCGATGCCCTATCGCGCCTCGGCCACCTTCCGCGACGACAATGCCGATCTCGGCGCGCTGATGCGGGCGCCGCGGCTGAACGTGACGATCTTCGAGGAGTTTTCCGGGGTCACGCACTATTTCACCAATGCGTTTTTCACCGGGGACCCGGAGTCCAATCGTCTGAACGGCGAGTTGACCAACCTGACGGTCAATTCGGAGCAGTATAACCGGAGCACCGGCTAATGGATCCCGTCAAGCTTTCGAAGAGCTATACCGAGAACGGCATCACCTTCGACAGCGTCGAGCTCCGGGAGCCGACCTACAAGGAAATCTTCCGGTCCGGTCTCGGCCGGCCGAACGACTGGCAGCCGACGCAGCACGGTCCGATGCTGGTGCGATATCCCGAAGTGGTCGATGCCTATCTCGAGCGCATCTGCATCAACCCGGGCTACGAGCATATCGGTTGCCTGAACGCCGTCGACTCTCTGAAGTTGGAAGAGGCGGTGGTCGGTTTTTTTCGGGAATTGCCGCCGCCGAAGACATCGCAGACGGATTGATTTTCGCCTTGGGATGGACGGTCGAACGGGTCGAAGCCATGACGCCGTCCGACATTTTCTATTGGGGCGATCGCTTCCTGAGGTTCAAGGAAAGACGTAAGGGCTGATGCGCGAAGTCGAAGCAAGGCTGAAGATCTCGGCCGTCGATCGCACCGGGCAGGTCTTCAAGTCGGTCGCCGGCAAGATGGACCAGGTCAACCGGCGGGCGGGAGAGTTCAACAAGAACCAGGCGGCGCTGGCGCGCACACAGGAGCGGATGGCGGCCGTCGGCCGTATCGGCGCCGTCGCCGGCGTGGCTCTTGCCGCCGGCGCCCGCGCAGCTGTGATCGATTTCGCCGCCGTGGAACGGCAGATGGAGCGGATCGGCATCACCGCCGATGCCAGCGCCGAGCAGACGAAAGCCGCCTTCCAGAACCTGCAGCAGGTGACGAAGCAATTCGCCATCCCGCTTGACGACGGCATCAGTGCGCTCGACACGCTTGTTTCCTCCGGTCTCAGCCTGCAGGAGGCAATGTCCTTCCTGCCTTCCGTGCTCGCCACGGCGCAGGCTTCGGGCGCGGCGACCGAAGATATCGCCAATACTGCGATCAAGGCTTCTTCGGCGCTGAAGATCCAGGCGAGCGACATGCAGCGCGCCTTCGACGTCATGGTCGCCGGCGGCAAGGCGGGCCAGTTCGAACTGAAGGACATGGCGGCCTATATTCCCGAGCTCGCCAATTCCTTCTCCTCGCTTGGCTATAGCGGCCAGGATGGCCTGAAGCAGCTGATCGCCCTCTTGCAGACGCTGCGTGAGGACACCGGCACGGCAGAGGCAGCCGCGACACAGGCGCAGAACATCTTCGGCAAGATGTATTCGTCTGACACGGCGAAGAAGTTTTCCGATTTCGGCATCGATCTGCGCAAGCAGATGGAGGCGGCCAAAAAGAACGGTGAAGATGCCGTCTCGGCCTTCGTGCGGCTGTCGAAGGAGGCGGTGAAGGGCGATCTCAGCAAGCTGCCGCTGCTATTCACCGACCAGGAATTCCGCCTCGGCATGCAGTCGCTGATGACCAGCGCCGACAGCTACAAGAAGTTCATCGACGCGGTGAACAGTTCGAAGGTCGACGGGACGGTCTTTCGCGACGTCGATCGCGTGCTCGAGGGGACGCAGTCCAAGATCGACCAGCTTTCGAGCGATTGGGAGAAGCTCAAGCTTTCCTTTGGCGAGACGATCGCGCCGGCGGCGTCGACCGTCATGCAGAGCATTTCGCGCGGGCTGGATTACGACAATGCCAAGCAGGAAGGCGCCAAGAAGCGCGGCTATTCCTGGCTGCGCCGAAACCTCGGCTTTACCACAGAAGCCGATGCCGACGATCTTGCCTATGAGGGCGGATATCGCAATGAGGAGTGGCTGAAGACCTACCAGCAGAACAAGTATCTGCGCGGCGCGGTGCGCCCTTCGACCGGCCGGCAGAGCGCGCCCGTTGTCACGCCGGAATTTCCGGGCGGTGGGAGGAACTTCGGGCCGAAGAACATGCCCGGGGCCGATGCGCCCGTTCCGATGGCGCGACCGGCAGGTGCTTCGCCGATTGCCGACTTGCAGAGGCAGTATCAGGAATATGGGCGCGGCCGCCAGATCGCGGAATCGTTCACCTCGCAAGTGGGAACCGATGTTCTCGGCCCGATGGAGCGCAGGCTGGAGACCGCCGCCAAGTCGGTGGCGGATGGCGGCAGGGAAGGCGCAGATGCGATCACCGGTTCGGCCGACAAGATAAGATCGGCCGGAACCGACGCGGGATCCTCGATCTCGACAGCTGCGGCAAAGCTCGAGGCGGCGGCGCAGGCCTTGGCCAGTGCCCTGTCAAAGGGTGTGTCGCTCGTGCGTTCGTCGACCGCTGCTGCGGTCAACGCCAATACCGGCCGCAGCATGGCCCCGGCGCCTCCGAATGGACCCGCCGGCGGCGGTGGCGGCGGAGGGTTCTGAGATGAGAGACTGGAAAAAGACGCTGCGCCCGGCCAGTTTCAGCGGCGTTTCCTTCTTCGTCGACTACGACGAGCTGACGGCGGGCAAGCGCCTGGCGCTGCATGAGGTGGCAGGCGGGCGGCAGACCGTCGTCGAGGAGCTGGGCCTTTCGACGTCGGTCTACGACGTCACGCTCTATCTTCTTGGCGATGCGTCCGATGCTCAGGCCCAGGCGCTGAAGGACGTCATACTGGCATCGGGTCCCGGCTTCCTTATGCTGCCGATGGACGGCGCGATGATGGCGACGGCGCAGGGCTTTCGGCGCTCGCGCGCCAAGGATCGGTTCGGCTACGTCGCTTTCGACGCGACGTTTATTCCGGCCGTCAATGATAGTGGCGCCGTGCTCTCGCTCGGTGATGTCACCGCGACTGTCGCGGCCGACATTGCAGCGGCGGCTACCCAGTTCGCACGGTTTTTCTGAGAGGTTTCATGGCAGCGGACAGGCAGACGGTGCTGGCATGGCTGGCGGATCTGTCGGCGACGATCGTCAGCGATGTCGACGATCTCGCTGACGTCACTGCACGGATTGCGGCTGCGCCTGGTCTCGATGCGGCGGCATTCGCGGCCGAAGCGCTGGCGCTGACGCGGATCATCGCCGAGAGCGTGACGGCGCCGGCAGATTTCGACCGGTTTTCGATACCGGCGACGGCGACAGGCGAGACGGCGCAGGCCTTCGCGATTTTGGTTGCGATGGGTTCGGCGATTGCCGGGTGTCGGGCGGAATGGCCTTCGCGGCCGGCGGCACGGCGGGCGCGATCGCAGGTTTCATCCGCCGGCGACGCAGGGGCAGCGGGCGCCAGCACTCTCGGCGGCGATGGCGCCGATCTCTACGCCTGGCTGACGGCAGTGACCGCCATTTCATGCCGGCTGATTTCCGAGATCGCCGCCGATGCGGCGCCGGTCATCCGGATTGAGACCGGCATTTCCCTGCCGTCGACCGTGCTGGCATACCAGCTCTATGGCGATGCGGCACGTGCCGGCGCTTTGATCGATCTGGCGGGCTCGGCGACGCCGATGGTGATGCCGACGCTGTTCGATGCGCTCGCCTCATAGGCTTGGCCGATGCTGGAACAACTGACGATATCGGGCCTGCCGCCCTACAAATCCATCTCGATCACCTCCTCGGCAGAGGAGGCGGTGCGCAACGCCACGATCGACCTGGTGCCGGCAGGCAGTGGCGTTCCGGTGCGGCCGGGGCAGGCTGTGACGATCAAGGCGGGTGGCGACCTGCTGCTGACGGGTTATGTCAGAGACGTGCAGCCGAGCCACGACGCGAACGATCGGAAGCTGTCGGTCACTGTTGTCTCGCGGACGGTCGACGCGACAGAATGTTCGGTCGATCACCCGACGGGCGAAGTCCTGAAACAGGACCTCGCAGGCATTGCCAAGGCCTTCGATACGCTCGGCGTCGGGGTCGAGAGCGATGGGAGCTTGCCCGTTGAGCCGCGGCATAAGCTCCGGACGGGCGAGACGCTGTTTGAGACGATCGAGCGGCGCTCGCGCGGACGGGGCATCCTGATCTACGACACGCCGAAGGGAAAGCTGAAGCTCGCCACGAAGCCGGAAGGAACCCATTCCGGCGGGTTGATCTGGGGCAAGAATATCGAGCAGGCTTCGTCGTCGATCACCGAATATGGGCGGCATAGCGAAGTCCGCGTGCGCGGCCAGTCGACCGACGGCACGGACAAGCAGCAACTGCGGCCTGAGGCGGTGGCACGGGATACCGGCGTTTCGCGCAAGCGACCGCTGATCATCCCCCACGAAGGCGAAGCGACGATCGACCGGATCATGAAGCGGGCCGACTGGCAGGTGAAGCGCGGCGCCGGCTACGCGGCCACGGCCTCGGTTACGACAATTGGTTGGCGAGACGGCGGTGGCCTGATCTGGCAGCGCAACTGGCTTGTCTATGTCGAGGATCCTTGGATCGGCATCGAGGGGATGATGGTGATCAAGAGCGTGACGCTCACACAGGACAGTTCCGACGGCGGCAGCGGAACGACGGCGACATTGTCGCTTGCCGATCCGCGCGCGCTCGGCGGCGAAAACCCGCGCGGCAAGACGGCCGGCGCCTATGCCGCACCTGGTGCGATCACGCCGGAGTACGAGGACCAATGAGCGGCCGGCGGATCGAGCTCGACGGCGAGAATGTCGAGAAGGGCGGGCAGCAGTTCGTTTCGGGGCGCGGGCTCTTCAACGACGGCTATACGCGCATCCACCGGATCGAGCCGCACGGCTTCGCCTCGATGCCGGTCAAAGGCGCGAAGGCGCTGCTGCTGGCCCCGAACGGCGACGCCGACCAGGCCTTCATCGTCGGTGGCGAGCATCCGACGCACCGGCCGGCCGACCTGCCCGGCGGCGGGACGGCGATCTACGACGCAGCGGGCAACATCATCAAGTTCGTCGGCAGCGGGATCGTCATCGACGCCGCCAGCCGCACGGTGACCGTGACGGCCGGGACCTGGACGCTGAACGGCGATTTCGTGCTGAACGGCGACCTTGAGGTCAACGGCAACATCCACGCATCAGGCTCGATCATCGACGACGGCGGGAACACGCCGCATCACACGCATTGAAGAATGTCGCAGCAACCGCGGCTGGAGGCGTCGGCTTCCATCCGTAAAGCAGTGCTGCCGAAACGGCGCCACGGCCATCCTCCGACAGGTTGGCGGCGCCGTCGAGATCCGCGCCCCGGCGGTTCCGGGCAGATCAAAGGAGAAGACGCATGAGCGCACCAACCGTAAGAGCAAAGTTTTTCGTCGCCGATATCAACCATTCGGAAACGCCCGGCAGTGATCCCTATGCAATGATCACGATGATGCCGGTGTTCGGCACCTATGGCGACGGCAAGGACAACGAAAGCTGGTCGAAGTACACGCCATCCGGAAAGATCGAAATGTCGATCACCAATCCCGGCGCGATAGATGCCTTCGAGAAGGGCAAGGCCTACTTCGTCGACTTCACGCCGGCCGACTAAGCCATGCTGAAAATCATTCCAGCCGATGACGCCGAAGAGCCTTACCGCGCGCCGGATCTCGGCTGGAATGGCATTTCCGGCGACCTGATCCTCAATCCGCTGACGCACCCGACCGCGCCCGGCGATTTCCGCGCCGAGCAGGGCCTGGCGACGCAGGTGCTGATTTCGTTGATGACCGACCGGCGAGTCGAGGCTAGCGAGCTGCCGTCCGGGGTGGAAAACCGGGGTTGGATCGGCGACAGTTTCGACACGGCCGAGGGCGAGACGCCGCTCGGCTCGAAACTCTGGCTGCTGCGCCGCTCGGCGCTTTACGATGGCATCGAAGTCAAGGCGCAGGATTATGCCCGCGAGGCGCTGCAGCCGTTGCTCAGCCAGGGCGTCGTAGCCCGCATCGATGTGACGGCGACGGCCAACCGGCCGCTGAAGCGGCTCGATCTCGCCGTCTCGATCTATGGCCGCGACGGCACCAAGCTTTACGACAACAAATTCGAACTCCTCTGGAGACAAATCGATGGCGTGGCAGATCCGCTCGCTTTCTGAGGCTTCCGCTCGGGTACGCGGCGCCTTCCGGCAATATCTGCCTGGCACCGACACGGCGCTGAAGAATAATTTCGTGACGGTGACGGCCAAGGTTCTGGCGGCGCTGGCGCATGAATTCGAACTGCGCATGGCCTACCTGTCGAAGCAGCTCTTCGCCAGGACGGCCGAAAAGCAGTTCCTCGTCCAGCACGCGGCCGAGTTCGGGATTTACCGGAAGTCGGCTTCGGCAGCGCAAGGCGTCATTATCGGCTCGGGTACGGCCAACGTCACCTATCCCTCGGGCATACGTTTCGTGTCCGGCTCGATCTCCTATGTCTCCAGCGCGCCGGCGTCGGCCGATCCGTTGGGTGCGCTCAGCCTGAATGTCGTGGCAGAGTCAACTGGAGCAGCGACCAACCGCGACGCTGACGGCACGATGGCGCTGGCAGATCCGGTGCTCTGGCCTGATCTTTCCACCGCGTGGCTGGTCGGCCCGGCGGGGATCGGCGGCGGAGCCGACACTGAGAGCGATGACAGCCTGCGGGCGCGCACGCTCTACCGAAAGGCCAACCCGCCGGGCGGCGGCAAGCTCACCGACTATGAGGCGATTGCCCTCGATGTGCCCGGCGTCGTCAAGGCGTGGGCCTTTCGCCAGCCGCTGGCGCCGGGCTTCATTGCGGTCTACTTCCTGTTCGAAGGCCGCCCGAACTTGATCCCGACCGAGGGCGACGTCCTGATCGTCCAAGCGGCAATCGACGCGAAGCGGCTGATCCGGATCGACGACAGCGTCGCCGTCGCGCCGACGCCGGCGCCGCTCGCGCTGACGATCGATGGACTTGCGACGGACAGCCAGACGGTGCGCGACGCGATCGCCGCGGCGGTGACCGAAATGCTGGTAGAGCGGTCGCGGCCTGGTATCCCCGGCGACACCTTCACGCTATCGCGCTCGTGGATCTCGGAAGCCATTTCAGGTGTGACGGGCGAGGACCGGCACGTGCTGGCATGGCCGCTCGACGACGTGACCTACACCAACGGGCAATACCCAGTTCTGGGGACGATCACCTATGGCGCGTAGTTCCGCGTTCAACACGATCACGCGGGACCCCGCCGCCGCCTTCGGCACTGTGAGCGTGGCGGCCCCGTTCGATGCGCTGGCGGCCCCCGTCAATGACGACCTCATCTCCTCGGCGCTGACCATGCTGCCGCAGGGCGCGGCGTGGGGAACGCCTGACGGCGAGGCGATGCCGCTCACCCATATGCTGGCGCGCTTCGTGCGCGTGCTGATCGACGGCTTCGTATGGCTCTATTCGCGCGCCTTCAGGCTGACGCGCGAAGCGATCTCTCAGGGTGCATCGGAGCTGCTGCCGGAATGGGAGGCGGATTATGGTCTGCCGGAAGCCTGTTTCACCGGCGAGATGACAACGGCGCAGCGCCTCGTTGCCTTGGGACGGAAGGTGCGGGCCGACGCGGTCAATACGCCCGGCGACTTCATCCGCCTGGCGCTCGACTATGGCTTCGAGATCGAAATCGAAGAACCGGCGCTGTTCGAATGCGGCTTCTCCGAATGCGGCGGCAAGCACACGGTCGGCTCCTACATCGAGGAGACCTATTGGATCGTCCGCGTTCGGGATGCCGGTATCAGCTATTTCGAGTGCGGCGCCAGCGAGTGCGGATACGACCCGCTGTTTTCGCTGGGCGCGGCCGAAGAGATCCTCTGCATGCTGCGGAAGATGGCGCCGGCGTGGACGCTGCCGGTGCTTGAGCCCTGGATCAATTACGCGCGCCTCGTGATCGAGGGCGGGCGGCCGATCGTCACCGAATACGGCAACCACATCACCGTTGCCTTGCCTTAACCCGACGAGGAAGAAATGGAATATAACGCCCCTTACGGAAGCGCAGATCCGAATGCCGCCTATGTCGACCGCAACACCGCGGCCGCGACGAAGGGGTCGGTTCCGCCGGCCGCTGCGATCGAGTATCCGCAGCGCGAGATCATGGCCGTTATCGCAGCGGCCGGCATTTCAGGCTCCAATGCCGACCTGACGCAATTGCTGCAGGCTATTCAATACCTGATTGACGCAGCGACGGGTGCCGGCGACACGAGCAATTACGTGCTGATGCCGGCGGCGCGTGCGCGTTTGCCGATCTTTCCCGAGGTCCTGACCTCGGACGGCCGAATTCCGGTCACCTCGCCGTCGACTGGGACGGTTCGCGTACCCGCCGGCTATGATTTCATGCATCGCGGCATCTTCACGATAACGACCGTGCAGACGGATTTTGCGACCGTCGCCAACAAGACCTATCATCTTCGCTGGAACCCAACGAACGGCTTTCAGCTGAAGGACCTGGCGGATGCCGCCTATAATCCGGGCGCGCTCGCTGAAACCGATGTGAGCTTCGACAGCGCCTACGACAACATGCTGGTGGCGCGCGTCGTCACCAGCGCCGGCAATGTTGCGACGATCACCAATCTGGCGAACCTGAACAAGATCATCGGTTCGATTTTCGACAGCGGCAATTGCCAGACGAATTCTGGTGCGAACGTCGCGACGCGCACGACGAGCGTGACGCGCAACTTGGCTCGCACACCTCTTACCGTCGTCGACGTGGTCCGCGTCGACGCGAACGAGAACGGCGCCGATAGCGACTATGTCCTCTCCAATGTTTCGACCCGCTACGGCTCGTCGATCATCATCGTTCGGGACATGGCGACTTTAATCGCAATCAACGTGCTGCATTTTGCGTGAGGAGCCGACATGCCTGCTGATATCCTCATCGAGGACCTACCTCTTGGCGCGCCATCACGCTTAGCCTGGGTGCCAATTTCGAACGCCGGGGTTTCGGGAAAGCTCACGGTTGGGCAGATCCTCGACCTCGTGATCAATGCCGCGCCAGGCGCCTTGGATACTCTCAAGGAGCTCGCGGACGCTCTAGGTGATGATCCAAACTACGCGACTACTGTTACAAACGCCTTGGCCGCAAAAGCAAATTCAGCTGATGTTGCCGCGTCATTCGCCGCTCTTGTAATTCCAAGCGTCACTGAAGGCGGCCTCCTGTCGAATAATGGAGCCAACCCGAACACGCACGTCGATTTTGCTGCGATGTCTGTCCGGTCAGGCTCTGTCTTCGCTTCCAGCGGCAGCAGCATCACCAAGCGCATCAATGCCACTTGGGCGGCGGGAACCGGGAGCGGCGGCCTGGACGCGGGAGCCGTCGCTGCTGGAGCTACCTATTTCGCTTATGCGCTGCGCAAGACAGCCGATGCATCGCTTGACGTTGTTCTCTCGACCTCGCCAACGATTGGCGGCGTCACCACGACGCTGCTCGCGGGCTACACCATCGTCAAATGTATTGGCGTGGTGCTGACAGATGGAAGTTCGAATATTCGCCCGTTCACGATGTACCCGCGTGACGAATACACCTTCACCACGCCGGTCAAGGACGCTGTCAACCTAGCCTCATCGACTGCATCGGCGCTCCTGGCGCTGACAGTTCCGAATGGCGTGAAGGCAAAAGCGAAGCTGCGGTTCCAGTTCCAGTCATCCTCGACGACCAATGCCGTTCTTATTCACGATCCGGCCCAAGGGGTTCTAGTCGCCGGCGTTACCAGTGATGGCGGCAATGCCGGTGCTATTCAGGTGGCGAGCAGTTACGCCATCGGCTCCGGTGAGATCTGGACGAACACAAACAAGCAGGTGAGGCACGTCGCTGGCGGTGCCGGCAACATCTGGGTATGGACTGATGGCTTCCACTTTCCTTGCGGGAGAATTTCATGAACAGCATCGATTTCACCAATGTCCCTGAATTCCGGCTATCGGGCTTCGACCTTGTCGGCTCAGGTCCACTTTATTTGGGATATGGCGATGACGAGAACCCGGTGGATGGCCCGTCCTTCGGCACCAAGGTCAAGCAGTCAAAGGCCTTCTCCATCGTCGACCCAATCATCAAACAGGTTGCGAACGGCATCGATGTCTCGCAAACGCCCTCATGGCAGGATGGGGGATCAATCCGTGGCGGCCGGGTTTCCCACTGTTTCCGTGGCATTTGGCTGCATGACGCAGGGGAAGGCGTCTTCGTCAGCGAGGCAAACGTATCTGATTGTGTCTTCGGCGTTGTCGTCGACAGTGGCAACAGCAACCTCGTGAATGGCCAGACCACGCGCTGCTCAGTTGGCTTGCTGATTGGAGCCAACCCGGCAGGCCCGAACAATGCCCATGGCTCGGTCGTTGGCTGGAATTCGCGGCACAACAAATACAATCTGTCCTGTCAGAATGTGACGCTTGGACATTACCTCGGCGGCTGCAACTTTATTGGTGGCCAGGCTGGCGCGGATCAGGGCGGTATCCAGATCTATAATTCGAAAGGCATCATGATCGACGGCGGGCAAATCGCCTATGCCAACATCACCGTTGACGCGACAAGTCAGCTTGTTCTTCGGGATGTGACTTTCCGTGGGCCGGTCAATATCACGGTGGCGACGGGCGGCTCTTTTGATGCCAAGGGATGCTTTGCGATGGCGGGGGCTACTCTGACGTACAATGGCGCGCCGTTCAGCGGCAATACCCCCTAGATGACGCGATCCATGGCCTCCTCGGCCGTTTCCGGATCCTGCCGGTATTCCCACTTGCCGCTAGCGTTTCGCCGCCGCCACATCTGACCGTTACGTGACCAAGTGCCGTCGACCAAGCGTACCTTGGGCTGTCCGAAGATCGGGTCGTATTTCGACCAGTAATAATCCTCTGGCTTCGGGGTCTCTGGAAACAGGACGCCGATCAGCCGTCTCGGGATGGCGTCGAACAAATATGCGGCTCGGTTGAGAAGCTCAAAAATCATTGAATGTAACGCCCGGTTGTCAGGTGCATACGCTATCACTTCGGGCGGTCAATTCCAACCTCAGTCGAAATCGCTATACTTCCCATGCGGAAGGGTTTCGTAGTAGGAGCTTCGACGGGGAGCTGCCATGAAGACCGACAAAGCATCATACCGAAACCGCGGCGGGATAATCCAGCGGATCACGACCGCCTATAAGCGCTTTCGCTATTTCACAGAGGCCGGTGACGACCTCGTGGTAAAGCGTAGCGCAGAGTTCCGCATGGTGAGGCATGCGGTCCTAAAAGTCGGTTCTGGGGTGACAATCCAGGACGAGGCTTTTTTTCAGCTGACGATGCCGGAACCGAAGGTCTTCATAGGCAACAACACGGTTATCGGCCGACGCAACATCATCACCGCGAAAAATCGGATTTCAATAGGCAGTGATGTTTTGATCGGTTCCGATGTCCAGATCATTGATCACAGTCACGGCATGCGGCGTGACCAGCCGATCCGTCTTCAGAAAGCTGATATCGGCTTCGTTGAGATAGGCAACGATGTCTGGATCGGTGCCGGTGCCAAGATCCTCATGAACGTCAAGATTGGCAACGGAGCCGTGATCGGTGCGAACTCTGTCGTTCTCACCGACATCCCTGAATATGCGATAGCGGTTGGATCACCGGCAAAGGTCGTAAAGTACCGGGAATAAACTTCAGATTGGCTCGTGGTGGCTGAAGTCTTCCGACGCGTCATAGCGAACAGGTCGACTATCATAAGCTGCCTTGTCTGCAGCTTCTGCCTCCTCAACGCAATCTTGCCATGTGCCTTTCCATCCGGGCTCCCGCTTTGCCCGGGCTTCATGGATGGCGCGTGCCATTGCTGTAATTTTCGATGAAGGCATCCGTTTACACTTTCAATGGTCTAGGCAACATCAAACGTCCGAGACAATTAGCGCCGTTCATGCGGCAAGCAAAGCAGAATTTTGCATAGCGGCGCTGCCGCAAAAACAGGATCATCCATGGAAATCGGATTTAGCGTCTCCTCCGGAGCGGGCGCCAACGGCGTGCCCGGGGTCATGACCATGCTCAAGCCTTTGACGCTGAGCGCCTTCCCGTTCGACACGAATGACGAGCCAGGCGTGATCATCGGCACGATCGGGAACCGTACCGACAGATCCACCCTGACCATCGTGCCCAACGACGGCAGGTTCCTGATCGATGGCGACAACCTCGTCGTGGGGCCATCCGCGTCTTCTGCCGGCAATATCACCATCTTCGTGCGGGAAACGCTGCCCGAGGCCATTAATAGCCCGCGGGAAACACGGTTTACCCTGGTGAAGGAAGATGCGGCGCCGGCTGTTGATCCGGACCGCTACATGTTCTTCGCAACGCGCGCTCGCATGCCCTCTGGCGCCATCGTGACGGCCGCGGCCGGGACGAACTATTTCTGCTCGAAGATCGTCATCAGCTCGCCGCAATACGTCACCCGATCGTTCAAGTTCCATCTTCCGGGCTTCGCCTCGACGGAAGGCGGCAACTCACCGCAGGAGACGGTCGTTACCGGTACCGTCGGCACCCCGGGGAATTCCGTCATCGTCGACGCCATGTATGCCCGAATTGCCGGCGTCTTCTACCAGTGTAAATTCGGCGGCAACAATGGCGTGACCGTCGCGGACCAGACAAACGGGCAATGGACGGACGAGTTGATGACCGCGAAAGTAGCGGCCGAAAGCGACATCGAGCTTTGGACGTTCTATCACACCGCCGTCGGCGAAAAGATATGGCCGATCTACCGCGTTCAAAAGCATCGCGGCGAAAGGATCTGGGGTGCGAACGACAATGCTTCGCTCCTGGGCTTCATGGCCGATCCTCTGGCGGACAGTACGCCGGCGCTCGATACCGGCTACGGCACGCAGGCGCAGCCGCAATATTACGGACCTGACGGCTTCATGCTCGCCAAGGGCGACTGGGATGGTCGGCCGGTCGTGCTTGGCTTCGTCGACAGCATCGGCGAAGCGCGGCAGGAGTTCAGCGCTGCAGCCGACGCGCGTGGCAATCTCGGCTGGACGCGCCGTTGGCTCGACAAAGACGGAGGCATCGGCCGCATTCCTCATTGCTTTCTCGGTATGCCGGGCGCCGGCTCTGTTCGCGAATATACCGGAAGCGGATCCTCGATCGCGACCAGGCGCAGGGACATCATCCGCGAGATCATTGGCTTCAACGGCAACAAATGGCCCTTTACCGTCGTTGCAAACCAGATGGGGCAGAATGACACGTCGACGGTCTATTCGACGTGGTTCAACACGAACTACCGCAGCCTGGTGACCCGCATCCGCGCCGAATATCCCGGCGTCAAGATCGTGGCGTTCCCGCCGCTCGGCCGCACAGAAACGCAGAAAACCTTGACGTCGCTTACCTCGGTGGGCACCGTCGCAACGGCAACACTGGCATCTACGGCCGGGTTGCGATCTGGGCAGACTCTGACCATTTCCGGCGCAACGCCGACCGCCTACAACGGCAACGTCGTGATCACCGTGGTTGACGCCACGACATTCACCTACAATTTCGCTGGCGGCACGTCGCCGGCAACCGGAACCATTCGCGCCAACGATCTCGGCCTTGACGCCGCGTTTACAAACTATGCCGCCAATAACACATGGCCGGCAGACGCGACGGACGCTTCCGGGAAGTGGCGGCTCCGCAATGATATTCTCGCCAAGACGTCGTCTTGCTGCGACGAGGCGATCGACACTTACGCCGCGTTCGCGTCCGCGAACAAGGGTGGCGCATGGCCGGGCATGCTGGAACTGCCCAGCACGACATTGACCACCCAAGCCGGAACTGACGGTGTGGTAACCTACAATCAAATCACGGTCGCCGACGCCAGCATCTTCAGGCCGGAGCAGCAGATAAACATCTACTCCGGGCCTGACGGCATCGCCCGGCTGAGCACTCAGACGATCGCCAGCATCTCTGGCAATGTCATCACATATCAGGGGTCCAGCGCCGTGGTGCTGCCTGCCGGCTCGGTTGTGAGGCCATCGGCTGCGCTTCAAGAGTCCTCGACGCCGATATCACTTGTCCATCCTTACCCGATCATGATCGACCGCATCGTCAACGGCATTGCTCAGTCTGAAAAGACGAAGCTGATCGCGGCGTAAAGCTTTTTATCCTTACATCGGAGACCACCATGAGCCGTATCACCGCTCAGCAGATTCGCGCGGCCGCGAAAGGCCCTGTGAACGAAAGCAACATGAAGTCCGTCCTCGTCTCACTCGACCGCTACGGTGACGAATTCGGGATGAACCGGCTGCATCGCCTGGTGCAGTATCTGGCGCAGCTGATGCACGAAAGCGGCGACTTTCGCTACGATCGCGAGATCTGGGGACCGACGCCGGCGCAGAAACGTTATGATACCCGCACGGATCTCGGCAACACGCCTGCGCTCGACGGCGACGGCAAGAAGTATGCCGGACGCGGACCGATCCAGCTCACCGGCGCAGCCAATGTCAAGGCGTTTCATGACTGGTGCGACGATCGCGGGTTGAAGCCGCCCGATTTCGTCGCCAATCCGGATCGGATCAATACCGATCCTTGGGAAGGACTTTCGGCCCTTTACTATTGGGACACTCACAACCTGAACCGCTGGGCCGACCAGGGCGACGTCGAGACGATCACCAAGAAGATCAATGGCGGCATGAACGGCTTTGCGGATCGCGTCGACCATCTGGCGCGGCTCTCCCTCGTCGTACTCGGTTATGCGCCCGATGCAATCAGGCAGTTCCAGTCTGCGAGCGGCCTGAACGCTGACGGCGATATCGGCCCGAAGACGCGCGCGGCCCTGCACAAGGCGCTGCTGGCGGCCGACGGCGTGCCGATGGCGGCGGCGGGCATCATGGCGGCGCCTGTCGTCGAAGAGAAGGCAGTTGTGCCGCATGCTGTCGAGGGCGTGGTGAAAAAGAAATTCAGCCTGCTCGGCTGGGTTGGCAGCGCCTTCGGTGGCGGTGGCGGCCTCGGCTTGGCGGCACTGACCGGCTTCGACTGGCGGGCGCTGCTGGTGATCATCGTGGCAGCGATCGCGGTGTCGATCGGCGGCCTTGTGCTGCGCCACTACATCATCGCGGCAATTAAGGATATCCGCTCGGCGGTGGAGAGCTGAGATGTTTTCCGGCCTCACGCTCAAGATCATCGCCGGCGCCGTCGCGCTCGGCGCGGTCCTGTTCATCATCCACAAAATCCGTGAGAGCGGCGCCGACAGCGTGCGGGCCGCCATCGAAAGGCAGAACAATGAAGCGGGCAAAGCTGCTGATGCAAGCGTGCTTGATTATGATGCCTGCCGCGATGCTGGCAGGGTGTGGGACTTCGGGGCCGGCAGATGTGTCGGGCCTGCGCCGGGTCGTCGGAACTGATCTGATCGGTGCACGCGGCGCCACCGATGCCGATCAGCGGAAGATCGACCGTACCGTGGTGCGGCTTTGCGCCGGCGGGGTCTGGTCTCACAAGGAGTGTGGGCTGCATGGCGATAGCCTTGCCAGAACTGCCGAATGAGCGCTTCGCCAAATCATAGGCAAAATGAATGATTGGAATTCAAGCAGAGCTCGCCAAGTGGATGCTGCAGAACGGCGGCGTGTTTGCCGCCACGACGCTCATCTTCCTCGGCCTCTATCTTTATGAACGTTATGGCAGAGCGAAAGACAGGGCAGCCTATGACGAGGCCCTGGCCAAGGCGCAGCAGGAACATGTCGCTACCCTAAAACTCGTAACCCCGCTTGCGCAGAAATTCACCGACACGATGGATGTCATCCTGCCTCTCGCAATGGCGCAGATCAACGGCAGGAGGAAGGGCGAATGATGCTGCTCAAATGGTTCCGCCGGCCGCGCACAAGATGGTCCCTTGGGGGTGATCCTGATGTCGAGGAGGAGAAACGCGTGCTGCAGGCCAAGCTTGCGCAGACGGTTGTGACGTTTGAGCGGCGGCGCCATGGCGTCCACGAATTGGCGACGGTGACATTGAAGACGATGAAAAAAGGAAAGAAGCGATGAAGCGGCTGAAAACGAGCATTGCGGCCTGGTCTGCCCTGTCGGCCGTTGTTTCCTTCTGGCTGCTCAATATCTTCATTCCCTACGAACGGATGGTTGAGATCTCCTCGAGCCTGGTGCTCGGCGTGACTTTCGCGGTGCTGGTGCGATGGGCAAGCGATGCGGCACGCGCCCTGCGCTCCGGCCGCGACGGCCCGGATTTCCTCATCGTCGCCGTGTTTTCGATCGTGCTGATCATCTTCTTCCAGCGCGTCTGGGTGATCATAGTACGCTTCTACGATCGGGCAGATCACCTGGTCAATTCGCCGGTCAGCGCCTTCATCGCCTGGATGATGGCCTGGGCCTGCATGCTGGTGCTGATCGCGCCGGACGCCGAGAACGGCACTATTGCCGGCCGCAGCCGTGTGTTCATCGGCGTGGCGCTGTTCATCGCTGGGATGGTTTCGGGGCTGGGGCTGGCGCTGGCGATCGTCTAG